AATTCATCTACCGTCAGCTAACAGGTGGAATCACAATACAGAAAGAGGAGGCTGATGGGTAAAGTGAAGATTCGGAACTATGGTGGGCGGAGCTGGATCAGCAAATATGATGACACAGGCATGACTGTTCACATTGCTAACGCGGAGGTTGAGAGCGTCGAAGCCAAGGGAAGCCAGCTAATCATACATATCAACGAGAAGGAGAAGCAGGGTACACAGTGAGTGATGTATTCGAGGAGCGCCTAGAGAGGTGGCTGAACATGAGTGACGATGAGAGAGTGGCTGAGGTGAAACGGCTTCTAGGCGACGGCGTGATAGATAGGGAAACCGCGGAACTCCTCCTCCAGCGGGAGCCAATCCTCGGCATAATGATGTCGGCGAAGGATCTGCGGGCTGGGAGAGAGACACCCTACATTCCACTAAAGACGGGGGAGAAGATATGATGAGTCTTCCGATTAATAAAATTGTCTGTGGAGACTGCGTCGAAGTTATGCATAGATTCCCAGATAACTCTATTGATTGCATAGTTACCGACCCACCGTATGGATTAAAATTCATGGGGAAGGAGTGGGATAAAGCATTACCTCCCCGTGAAGCGTTTACTGAAATGTATAGGGTTCTGAAGCCTGGAGCATTGGCGTTTGTGATGAGTAGCCCTCGACAAGACTTATTATGGCGAATGTTGGCGATGCTTGAAGACGTTGGGTTTGTGCTCAAGCAATCATTCATCTCATGGATATATAAAACTGGATTTCCAAAAGCGTATGATGTTAGCAAGGGGATAGATAAGAAGTTTAGATTAAAACGAAAAACAGTTGGTTTTAAGAAAGGACAAGGAAATATTCCTAATGATCGTGGTAAATGGGGGCTTAAATCTAATACTCCAGTTGAAATTACTGAACCAGCGTCTAAAGAGGCTAAGCGGTGGGAGGGTTGGAAGAATATAGCTGGACTTAAACCTGCACAGGAACCCATATTAATGGTGTATAAACCCCTCAGCGAGAAGACGATTGTGGATAACGTGTTGAAGTGGGGTATGGGTGCGATAAACGTGGACGCGTGCAGAATCCCAATTAACTCAGAAGTTGACGTTGTAGATAAAACAACAAAAAGGAAACCAAGACAATCACCTACTTGGAGAGACGGAAGTGGATTTAAAAGCGAAACCAATTACACTGCCAGTGTCACATCTAAGGGGCGTTTCCCAGCTAACCTCCTCGTATCAGATAAAGCGTTGGACACAGGGAAGATAACTAATGCTACCCAGACGAGGAAAAATGACGGGAGATATAAGCCTCAAGAATTCATGTTTGGCGGTTCCAGAAACCCATCTAACTCATATAACGATGTTGGTGATCAGAGTCGCTACTTTGACCTTGATGCTTGGGCACAGCATCACGGCTTCCTAGACGTGCCGAAGCCGTCTAAGAAGGAGAGAAACAGTGGGTTGCCAGACAACATAAACACCCATCCAACCGTCAAACCCGTTAAGTTGATGGCTTATCTCATAGAGCTAGGTTGTCCTCCAGACGGTGTGGTGCTTGACCCGTTCGCTGGTAGCGGAACTACGCTTATCGCAGCTAAGAAGTTAAACAGGAAATGGATAGGTATAGAACTTAACAAGGAATATGTTGATATTGCCAATAAAAGACTTGAACAGACAAAACCAGTTACCACGCTTTTTCCATGAATTCATCTGAGGAGAGTGCCAAATGGAAAAAGGGGTACCTACCCCAAACAACACGAACACAGTTTATATAGTGGAACGGCCAGTTCACAGGGGTTCGTGTACCGTTCGTGGCTTGGGTAGGCACTGTTGTGGTGTTTGTTTCGCCCAGATTCATGCCTGTGATGCCTACCAGTTGTGCCAAACAGTCCTTAGTGGACTGATAATAACTATAATATGGGTGTAGATAAATGTTTCCATATTGATTGTTATTTATATATGAATCCATGAATGTTTCACTGGTTGTTACATGGTTTCCTGATGGTTGAAGCATTGTGATATGTATTAATATGTGGCATGGATTAAAACATTGTGATATGTATCACTATGCGATGCTGGGCGAAGCCTGTCTAGTTGGCGGGTTCTATGGAAAAATGTTTAAATATATGGGTTCACTACTTATCTACGTGGTTGGTTAAATGACTGGGGGAGGCGGGAAACGCTCAAGGAGGCTGGAGGATAGGGCTAAGATATGGCTTCTAGAGAGAATAATTAAGGGTATGACGGGGTGTAAGGAGATAAAATACCACTTCTACTCTAAGATAAAGAAATATGATGACATACCATACTCCTTCGGATATGTGGAGCTAAAGGATATGATGTATGATTATGTGCCTAAAATACTCTACGATGAAGGACTGGAAGTAGACGTATTGCCTGACATAGTTGAAAGCGAGTTTAAGAAGGGAAAATATGAGCCTACGCTAAACTGCGAAATACACTTCAGCATGGATCCATGGAGCGAAGTCAAGAAGCTGAGGAAACAAGTGGAAGAACTAGGGAAAAAGGGGGGGAAGAAGTAGCCTCCACGTAGCCACAGGGCGACGGAGACAGGGATGAATCGTAGAAATGTTCACAGTGGAGCACTGGATAGTATCATACTCACTAGCCTTGCTATGTGCCTCATTGGGCTACTTATCGACGCTGATCACTGGTACGCTCTGCAGGTGGGTTGGAGTGGGCGATGGTACCACTACGTTCTTGCAGAGAGTCGTGTGGTTCTCATCCTTAGCGGCTGGCTCTACGCTTGTCCTGTATATGCACTTAGTATGCGATGGCTTACTCCCCCAGCCCTCATGGTGGGTAACCGTTCTGAGAATACTGGCAACACTACGCCTATAACATATGACGCTAAGCCTACGAGGGGCATATCGTCCCAGCTATACTGTCTGGTGAAGATGATTGCAGGCGTATCCGCGTTAATGATGAGCTACGAATACTTCTTCTACATGCTGAAATATCCGAGTCAGAAATACTACTACATCGGGGATGTGGTGGGGTGGTTTCTCTTCTCGGCGATCATGGTGGGTGAAGCATTCATACAGCTAACCGAGTGTGAACCAAGGAAAAAGGCAAATTAGATGCTGGAACAAAAGAATATTAATGGAAAGCCTTAAATATTTGGGAAACATGGGTTAATGTGACTTGAATGAAATCAGATTCATCGACGTATTCAGCGGAATCGGGGGGTTTCGCCTAGGACTTGAAAAAGCAGGAGGATACAGGTGTGTGTGGAGCTGTGACTGGGATAAATACGCGTCAAAAGTCTACGCAAGGCACTTCGGAGGGGAAAACCATTACGCAGGCGACGTTAGGCAAGTCGAAGCCAGTAGTATCCCCGATCACGACGTTCTCTGTGCTGGGTTCCCTTGCCAAGCATTCTCGGTTGCCGGAAAGAGGCGGGGGTTTGAAGATCCTCGTGGAACGCTTTTCTACGAGGTTACCCGCATTGCGAGGGCTAAAAGACCCCGTATATTATTCCTGGAGAACGTCAAGGGGCTCCTCAGCCACGATGACGGGCATACCTTCAGAGTTATCCTGGAGGAGCTGGGGCGTATCGGCTATCACTGCGAGTGGCAGATTCTCAACTCTAAGTGGTTCGGTGTCCCCCAGCGCCGTGAACGCGTCTTCATTATCGGACATCTTGGAGGAGAACCCAAGCGAACGGTATTTCCTATCAGAGCGACAGGTGAAGACCCTGCTACGGGAGTACGAGAAGCACAGAACGAACAAACTGCATGTGCAGTCACAGTCGGATATGGAAAGCTAAACATGCGGGGCTCATATATAGCGACTGCGCTGGATGCGAACTACTGGAAGGGGCCGGATAACCATAACGCCAGAACCCTCATAGCGTACATGGGTGACGTAGAGGATAAACTGGCTGTTCCAGTGTTAACGCCTAACAGGGCTAAGAAGAGGCAGAGCGGAAGGCGCTTCAAGGAGCCTGGTGACCCAATGTTCACGCTGACTGGTCAGGATGTTCACAGTGTTCTTGAGTTGAAGCCACTGTTTGGAACAGGGAGAAACAGCCGAGGATACAGAGTGTATGACCCAAGCGGAGTTGGGCCAACGTTAGCGGGTAACGCTGGCGGACTTGGTGCTAAGACGGGGCTAATATACGTTGCCAGGCGGATTAGGAGACTCACCCCACTTGAATGCGAACGGTTACAGGGATTCCCAGATAATTGGACTGAGTTCGGCTATAAGCCTGGTGGAGTTGTATCCACTAAACCAATCTATGGGTGGGAATGGATAGTGAATGAGGAGGGGGAACCCGACCAGAGATGCATCAAGGTTGGCGAGGAGGAGATTGACCCTGTGTATGATGCTGTCCGGATAAGTGATAAGCAACGTTATAAGATGCTTGGGAACGCCGTCAGCGTCCCAGTGATAGAGTTCATTGGAAGGAGGATAAAAGAGGTGATGTGATGAGTCTTCCCGTTAACAGGGTTATCTGCGGTGAATTAAATGGTAACGTTTATAAGCTACTTCATCACTGTATAACTGTGTGTATGGTGCTGGCACCAGCGTAGGGATGCGGAGCCTTCTCCCCTAACCTACGCGAACACTTTTCCACATAACTAAACATCCCTTATATATATGAGTGTTCAATCCACTGAACACATATTTATAAGTAACTGTTCAGCGAAACACATATATATCGCCGTCATATGAGGGGAAGCCCTAAAACAACGTATTAAACTAGCATAGACTAATCGGAAGCCTTAAATATGTTTAATACCTGAACTATGTGAGGATATAGATGAATGTTTCTAACGCAGATGCGTCAACATGTGAACTATGCGAACTATACTGGTTTGACACAACCACGTTCACATGTTTCGGGAGAGTAACGCTGACCAGCGAAGTAACAGAACTGGTGGACGGTGGGTAAACATGGCTAAGAGGGCAACCAGAATATGCCCAGTCTGCGGGGCACCACTCATAGTAGACGACTTCTGCACAAGCTGCGGAGCATACCTGAATAAGAGAATACTGAAGCTCTGGAATGAGCAACGTGGAAACAGCAAACCTGGGAACACAGCTAGGAAGCCTAAAGGGAGGAGGGGGAAGCGGTGAGCGAAGACACCATACCGCTTGAGCCAGGCATACTTCACGGCACATCAACCCAGACAATAAAGAAGTTGCTTGCAGGAGGCTACCTCACAGTCAACAGCGTGGCGTACGCGACGCCGAAGGAGATAGTTGAGAACACTGCGATAGCTGGGGTTGACACAGCTGAGAAAGCCATAGCGGCTGCACGTGACGTGCTTGACGCAGGGTTCATCACCGCCGAGGAGCTATACGTGAAGCTTGAACATGAGAAGCTTCTGCACACAGGGTGCAACGCGCTTGACGGGATACTGGGTGGAGGCATAACGCCTGGCATCATAACTGAGTTCGTGGCAGCGTTTAAGGGTGGGAAGACGCAGATATGTAAGACGCTTGCCGTCATGTGTACGCGTCCAGTTGAGGAGGGTGGGTGGGGTGGCGACGTGGTGTATATTGACACTGAGAACACGTTTGTGCCTAGGAGGATTAAGCAGATAGCTGAGACACGTGGATACGACGGCGACGAGGTTCTACGCAGGATACATGCGGCTAAGCCCGCTACAAGCGCACATATGCTGGCGCTGGTTAACAAGCTTAACGAGTTCATACCTGAGCACAACGTGAAGCTCGTGATAGTTGATAGCCTGATAGCGCAGTTCCGCAACGAGTACCGTGGGAGGGGGAACCTCGCTGAGAGGCAGGGCTTAATAGCTGGGTTGCTAGGTAAGTTGCTCAGAGTCGCTAGAGCGTATAACGTTGCAGTCGTCATAACGAATCAGATGCAGGCTCGCCCAGACGCGATGTTCACGAACCCCGATAAGCCTACTGGTGGACACATTGTGGGGCATGCGTCGACGATACGGGTTGTGCTACGTCTCGCTAAGGGGAACAGTAGGGTTGCTAAGATTCTTGACAGCAGTTATCTGCCGGAGGAGGCGTGCAGGTTCCTGATAACGGAGGCAGGTGTAGTAGATGAGCAGGTTTGATGAGGTTAGCTTCAGGAACCGAGTTGAGTATTATAGGGAGCAGTTGCTCAAAATGCATTTTGAGGGGGCTAGGAGCCTAGACGTATTCACCACGTATGAGAGCAGATGCAACAGGAAGTATGGGTTACTAGTCGGAACCACTAATAGAAACCTCCATGTAAGCAGTGAAGCACTTAAAATACTGGGGGTCAAGTAGAAAAAGATGAGATACGTTTAAAAACAGCGGACGGTGAATAATAAACATGCTGAACATTCTACGCGGATACAACGTGTGGAGAGAAAAAAACATGAGGAGAATCACGTATAGTTGACGCGTCTAATAATCATACCGGTGACACTGGACACACATAGGGAGAGCTTCGACCTATTCCTAGCGGGGGACATACACTACACTCACCCAGGTTGCGACGTGGAAGCCTTCCACAGGTGGCGTGACGCCGTTGTTGAGAACAAGGAGCGGGGGCGTAAAACATTCAACGCCCTCATGGGTGACTACGCGACAGTGTATCCGTCAGGTGACAGGAGGCGTCTCCCAAGCAACAGGCTTCCCGACCCGCTTAAAGTGTACAGTGAGATACGTGACTGGATCCGACCGCTGAGGGATACTAATGTCTGCGTGCTGACAGGTAACCATGATGAGGACTGGTGGAAGGAGGAGAACATAGACTTCGTTAACTGGATGTGCGCGGAGCTTGGACTCAACTACGGGGACTATGAGAGCATCGTGCGGTTCAAGGTTGCGAGACGTGACGGCGGGGGGAAGCGTAACATAGACGTCGTGCTGTGGCATGGCAGAGGCGGGGGGAGGACGCGTGGCGGAGCAGTGAATATGAGTGCGAGGCCGATTGAAACCTATAAGACGGCTGACATCATAGCTGTGGGTCATACGCATCGCCTTGGGATAGTTAACGAGCAGTGGCTTGAGCCAGATGAGTCCACTATGGATGTGAGGTCTAGGAACCAGTTTATAGTTATGACGGGGGGCTACCAGAAGGGGTATCTTCCAGACCGTAGCACGTATATCAGTAAGTCTATGCTCCCACCTGTAACCATTGGCGGTGTGAAGCTCACCGTTACGCCGTTTAAGGGGGAGCGTGACATGCTTGACGTGGTTCTCCAGCAAATATACTAGGATTTGGCGTCATGGTTAACGCTGAATCGCTCCATAGACTCGTCTCCCATAGGACACCGTACACCATAGTTAAGCACGGCGGTGGACAACTGCTCGTAGTCTTGGACTGCGACGGGCTTAGACGCTACCGCTACGACGAGGAGAAGGGAATATCCATGTCAGCGGAGGAGCTAACATATTTTAAGTCACTGGGCGAGCTAACTGACCGCGACCTTAAGCCATTCTACGACGCGTTCATCGGGCTGAGGGAGCTCCTAGCTTGACCACAAGGCTTAAATACCGTATTCACACCACTATTATATGCAAATGGTGATTGAAGATGAATATGTATATTGTTGACGGGGACTTCGGTGAAAACGTGCAACGTAAAATAGTTGCTGAGAAGTGTACGCGTTGCGGCGTAAACAACATAGTTAGGTTAATAGAGGAACGATATGATGAGAATCAGGGGTGCTTCACAGGTGGACATGTGGTTAAGTGGCTCGCAGGAGGCATGCAGAACGGTGACGCTGTGTGCGATGCATGTCTACTCTACGAGTCGTGGTGAGGAACATGGGTGAAGTGAAGCTATACTATGTCTGGGAGTCCGCCATAGCGGGTGTACCCACAGAGTATCATAAGAGGCTTGCGGATAGGGTTGTCGGAGCCTTAGCCGACTTAGTGCCGGAGGATAGGGTTGATGAAGCTGTTGAACGCATACGGTATCATAGGGCGCAGATAGACAGCATCATAGAGGAGGATCGCGGTAGAAGCAGGGTGCCTAACGGTGGCTAAGCATTCTAGTCAACTGACACCCGCTTAGCCACATCGTTAAAGTATTTCATAAGTTCCCTAACAGATGCTTCAAGCTCCCTAAGATTCTTCTTTATCCTCCTCAGTAGGACACGTTGATCCTCCGCCGATAAGTATAATTCCTCGCCGTCTATGAGCGCCTGCCTCTCAGCTACCAACGCGAATAACCTGACGACGTCCCTGTACTCCTTGTTTATGGCTGGCAGATACTTGTGCTGTATCATACGTGTCTCCTCGCCTGTCAGCAGTCTTTTACCCAAACCGTTTCACCTCCCATGTCACCACTCATCCCCCAGCTTATACGCTGTGTACTCTATGTGGAAGAACGCTAGGTGGGGGTCGCATGTGAGAGCTGAGCCGCTTGGGGTCACGAAGCTGATCTTGAAGCTCAGCCCATTCTTACCTGTTAACGCGGATTCCCCTATGGTTATGTCACCTGTCTTGTGGAGAATCCACCCAGTGTCACTGGTATACGTGTCCTCAACGTACTGTGGGCTAGACGCATGGCTCCCATCCAAGGGGTCGCCTAACGCGAATGTCTGGTAGTCTAGCCTAGCTTTAACGTTTAGCCCGTTGTCATCTGTTCCACCGTCATTCGTCCACCCGAACGCTATATTGACGTCGCCCCCAGCGTAGTCGGTTGGCTTAAGCCACGTGTAGTAGAGGACATCTGTGTCAACGCTGAACGCCATCAGCATAATGTTATCCTGCTGGACGATTGCAGGCGGGTTAGTGTTGGGGCGTGACAGCTCGAGGCTTGGTATGTGAATTACCTTCGTGTAGGTTGAGGAGCCGTTCAGCCGTAGCTCAACGTCGGACACGATGTCGAGAACCCCGTCCGACGGGCTATATATGTATATGCTGTCATCCCTATAGTATTGTTTCTTATCATCCTTCAGCTTAGCCCAGTTATCAACCTTGATGCTACGCACCTGCATGTCAGTAGTAGTTGGCTGACTCATCCTGTTCCAACCATCCACCACTCATCATTAGCGAGGAAATATAAACGGGTATTAAAGTCTACAGTATTGTATTTCAAGACGCTGTGTGCATCCACCTTGCCCCCAGTATCTGGGTCTTCTATCCATGTGGAACCAGTTACATATTTCCGTGAACGTATTGTAAGCCAGTCACTATTCGTATCATCTCTAGCTCTGATTATCGGCGTGTCATCATCTAAGTCTATGAATATTGTCCCATCGTAGCTAGGTGACGGCGTAGATGACTGTATTATTATGAACTTCGTGTTGGCGCTTTGCTCATCTATCAAGTCACCGTCTTCAAAGGTTCCGCCTGTAGTGTGATCTAGGTTTTCACTCAACTAATCCCTCATCCCTCCACCTGTCAACGTATTTCTTATACCCTGAGTTAACTAGGGTTTCCTCAGACGCGTTCTCCAGTATGTTTTTAAGGGCTTCAACGGGCACAGTTATTACGCCGGTAGCGTTCCCTATTTTAACCCATTCTAGGAACACGTCTCCATTCACCGTCTCAGGGAAGCCCTTAAACTCCGATCTATTTACATCTATCACATATTTCTCTAAAACCTTATCTATGTTCACTACGACCACCTCACTATTCCATATTCATATGCTGTAGACGAGTTCCTGTTTCTAAGTCTTGCGTTTGACCCATCTGAAATCATAGTGTAGACGTGGTTGTTGGAGCTATCTGAGAACTTCAGCCACCCATCAGTACTATGATAATATTCTCCTTGGAACTCAAATGCATCCTCCTCCGGTGCAATACTATACACCCCAGGAGAGGTTAACACCAGTGTAGATGATGCCGCTAAACTCCCCCCGCTCCACGTATATGATGGATCCATGTGTTGAACCTTGGCTCTCATCAATACAATGGGGTGGGAGTCACCAGCATAGTTCTTTACCCTGAGATGTGTCCCGTCTCCGAAAAAGACAAATGTTTCACCGGACTCTGCACCCATTATCCATTTAGTGTCACCGTATATCTCGAAACGCATATACCCGCTGTCGTTGCTGGACATAGAGTATAGTCCCTCATCTGCTGGAGTATATGTTGCACCTGCTGCAAGGGTTCCCTCATAGTATTTCTCGAATACTGGGATCACGGATATGGTTAGCTCAGCTAGGTTAACCCATGCATCATTACTGTATCCGTAGAGCCTTGTTTCATCCTCAGTGCTGTTATACACCACAACCAATGTTCCATCTGTGACTGGGGAAACACTTGGATCCGCCCAAGCCCCGCTCTGCTCCTCATAGTAGGTAGGATGATACGTCATCCACTGCGTGTTCGACAGATCGTATACTTTGACTATAGGCGGATCCGTTGACACATCCACCCATATCTGTCCATCATACTTGGTGCTAGGCTCACCGCTCCCAACATACACAGTCTTCTGGTTAAGCACCGCCGGTGAAAGCTTATCACCCTGCGAAAACTCACTCAAACCCTACCTCACCACCATCCATCATATTATTCAACCCTACACGTTTATATGTATCCATTTTCATCACTCCTCATCAGGGTACACCCCAGCGTAGCTACGCCCAACCACAGCGAACCCAATCTTAGCAGTCGTAATAGCGTCCTCCTCACCACTCTTAGTCTGAGCCGTACTCCCCGTAAGCAACGCCTCCCTCAACACGTTATCCTCCTCCCGAAGCGTGAAATACGGAAGCGTCGCACTAATAGACACCTCATACACCTCACACTTCCTCAGCGGACCATACTCGGCGCGGACACTCTCAATCCTATACGTCTTACTCGGCAAACCGTCACCAGACTCGTCGAGAGTAATTAAGTCCCCTGGGCGAAGCTCGCAGCTTGGGCAATCCATCACCACGTCGGCGCGGTACGCTGTCTGCAGGTAGTTCGCCAATACCCGCTGAGCCAGCAGCTCCGCCTGATCCTCATCTATCCCGCTTCCAGGTATTGGGACAACTGCGTCCCGTCTAGGAGTCCCATCGCTGTCACTCGCCGTGACCTCGGCTTCTACGCCGTAGTACACCTTCATGCTGAGATCCATGTCGAGGCTCGTCCACAGCGTTCCATCACTGCTCTCACGGGCAAGACGCTCAAGGTCTAGTGACGCGGGCGCGTCACCGTACCACCTATAAGTGTTGCTGGAGTCGCCCCCAGCCTTGTGGAGCCTCACAAAGTACCTTGTGCCTACCTGCAGCTTCATGGGTGTAGCTATGCGGTGCCACCCAGCCGTCGAGCTTACATCCTCCTCCCGTATAGTGAACTCAGTGAAGTCCCCGCTCGGCCCATCGTATTTAGCCGCTGATATTCTTCCCCCTAAGTCTCCCCCAGGGCTTCCAACCTTCTGTAGGTAGAGTTCAACCGCCATCAAGTTGTCGTGCTGCGCTATGAAGTCGTCGGCGTAGTATTTGTCGCTTAGGCTAACGTAGTCTGTGACGGTGCTCTGCCTGTTTATACCCTCCTCGATGGGCTTCAACGCCCCAGTTATCTTGATAAACGTCTTCTTGTCACGTGTGCTACGGTTAACCTTAAGCCGCCTAATATTGTCTTCGTTGAGGGTGACTCCGCTGTCCCACGACGCGTCTCCCCTCTGGTGCCATATAAGGTTGTTGTTGCCGTCTATGTAGAAGTCGTAGCTTGTGCCTGGGAGGTCTGCTAGGCGCCTCAGCAGGGCGAGTATCGTCGTCTCAGCGCCGCTTATGAAATTCGCCACCGTTACACCTGTGCTGGTTATCTTGGTTGTCCCATACTCCCCTGACGCGTATTCATCCAGCAGCTTTATCAGTATCTCTGAGACGTCGTGGCTTCCAGGGAAGTTGGCTCTGGCGAGTCGTTCACCTAGGACTGTGAGGTAGTCTTCCCCGCTAACAGTTATTATGGCTCCGCTCGGCGTGACTCGCTCCACGTCTATCTCCTTAATCATACCCGTCATAGTCTTAGGGTTAACCCAGAGGTCGTCACTCGTAGAGGCACCGCTGTAGATTGTACCTGTATGCCCATTACCAGACTCATCCGTAGCCGTTGATCCGTAGCCGTCATCCATGCTGAGGTACATCTCAGCCGAAGACACGTTACCATGATAGTCATCTATGAGGCTCTGTATGTCTGTCTGTGATAACGCTGACTTGAATACTGCGACGTCGTTAAGCATGCCGTCAAGCCAGTCTGAGCTAGGCGCGGATCCAAGTCTAGCGGATGAAGCAGTGTTCATAGCTCCGACGCTGGACACATCATACTCGTAGCTACTCTTCACAGCGTCCAAGTAGCAGTAAACCTTATTGGTTGAGCGGTCAAGCACTACTGCAATGTGATGCCACTCCCCGTCGAACGGCTTAACATCGCTGAACGTCTCCTCAACGCTATTAGTTCCATCATCAAACCTGAACCTAAATGCATCTGAGGCATTAGGGTCTCTGCCAACATATATGAATCTACCGGATACGCCGTTTACGTCACGTATATCCAGCAGCCTATCATAATAGGTGCCGGACACAGGCGTAGCCTTAACTCGGCATGTGAACGTCCAGCTCCCAGAGCCAGGCAGAATCCCATCCTCACCCGTTATCAGAACATAGTCGTCGACTCCATCTAACTCTAGTGCGCTTAGGCTACCATACTGGTAAAGCGGCTCAACCCCCTCATGGACGTCAACCTTATCATCCATCTCAAAGCGACTTACATCGCCACCATCCGCGCTGAACACGCTGAACTTAAATATACTGGAGCCGTTAACCTTACGCTCCACCACTGCGCCACTCAATATACTCGGCACAATGTAGTCGTCGCCACCCGGGTCAACCCGTATCCCAATATAGTGAGGAGTACCAGTCACCATTCATCACCTCGGCAGGAACGGGCTACGGCTCCTCTTAGCCAATACGCGCTCAACCTCACGCGCAATACTATAGGGGTCTCCGCCGCTGATGTTAATCGTCACGTTCCCAGCGTTGTAGACTTGGTTACGGGGGACAACCATCTCACCCCTATGCAGGAGATATGTGCCTGTCCTATGGATGAAGCCTCCGCCCTGCCTACCCTCAACCCAATTACTCAACGGATTGGACTCAACCTGTGTTTCAGTGGATCCTGGTTTTAGTATGATCTTCAGCTTCTCCGCCTTCGAGGATTCGACTTCCCTGATTTTCCTTATCAGTGACGCTACTTTCTCTATGGCTTTCGCGGTTAAGTCTATGAGCCACGCTATCCTCTTGCCGACACTCTGTATTGCACCCAGTAAGTCTACGTCCAGTGCGTCGGCGAGGTCGGCGAATGCATCCGCCAAGTGCCCCACCGCCTTTTTCCCCTCATCCGTCGTGAGTGCGACGCCTCCTAGGACGGCTATGATGCCAAGTAAACCAGTGCCAACTCCTATGACACCACCCCTACCTATCAGACTGCCAGTGACGTTGAGCAACGTGCCGAACCCGCTTGTTATTGAGCCTATCACAGCCCCCCCGGGGGCGAAGGCAAGCATATATGCGGATATTTCGCCGAGCTTGTTAGCCATCCCTGTGGCACCCTCCGTGTCATCACCTATGAACTCAGATACCTTGGTTAACAGCTTATCTATGCCCTCAAGGAACCCTGCCGCGAACTCTCCTCCAAGCGACGCTATTGTGACTATCTTGCTCCTCAGTCCCTCTAACCCGCTTTTCTCGTCGCCGATAAGCTCCTTTATCTTATCCACGATTGGTGTGAGGAACGCGTTTGTAGCCTCCTCCAGTATAGCGTTGAAGCCTGATAAGTCGAACTCGTTGAACTCTGAGTCAAGGTCTTGCAGCGACGGTATGGCACCCTCAGCTACGGCGTTCTTCATACTCTGGAACTTCTCGTTGAGGCTAGCCAGTATGCCTGACAACTGCATACTGTCATCCATCATACCCTGCCAAGTGGACATGACGTCACTGAACCTGTCGTCAGTCAGCATGCCTGACAGCGCTAAGCCGTAGAGCGTGTCGCTTAGGAACTTCATGGCGCGGTCCATGTTGGCGGACTCCTTCACGACACCCATGATCGCGTTCCCGATTCCTGTTACGTGTTTAACCATTTGGCGGGCGACTATGCCCATCACGAAGCTGGTTATGCTCAGCGTCCTACCGACGCGTCTAAGCGTGGTTCCTATGCCTCTGAGGCTTGACGCTAGCTGAGCCGTGCTCTTGTTAAGGCTTCTAATCCTCTTATCCGAGTTACCTGACGAGAAGCTAACCTTAATCTTAATGTTTCCTACAACCGTGCTCACATCATAAACCTCCTAACCTCGTCATACGTATCCTTATCCCACGTAGCCTTCATAGCCTCATACCTCCCCTTCACCGTCTCCGACTCAGCGTCCCTCATAGCTGAGTGCTTAGCTATAGCTATGTCCATGAGCAGCCCCCTCCCATCCATCGGGTGGTAGCCCAGCACCTCGCTTGGGCGAACCCCCCCATACCTCCTGCAGATTAGATCTATTGTGTACGCGACGTCACTCTTCGCGAAACCCGTCATCACCCTCCCCTTTCGGGAAGCTCATCTCAAATATCTCTGGGAACAGGGTTGTCACCGTCTTAGCGGTTAGCCTCTCGACTGGTATCTTCGGGGACACTATGCACGGGTACACGATGTCCTGTGCTATCATCAAGTAGTGTTCCCTGATTAACGTGTCAACGTCCACCTCCTCATCTATGTTAGGTATGATGCTTAGGAGCTTCGCCGTAGCCATAGGTGACATCACGGTCACCGTCCACTCTACTTCCCCGTCCCCAATCCGCTCAACCACGCTGCGTGTCGTCAACCTCATATAGGCGTCAAGCATATTGTCACTCACCGCAACTCACCTCTTAGCTCAGAGACGTGTAGTCATCAGTTATGTTAGTCACCGTGATCTTAGCGCTACACGCCTCACTGCTATCATAGGCTCCACGCCAGTTAACCGTCTGCACGATGCGGTCTCTGCCAGTAACGTTAGCCACACTACCCTCACCCGTATAATACGCCTTCGGTATCTCTATCTTAATACCGTACTTGGAGCTAGAGCCTATTAACGCTCCCTGAAGCTCCAACACTATCGCGAAGCTACTCTGATCCCCCGTCTCAGACGCCCCAACCGAGCCTAGGAAGCGCTCATGCTCATCCTCGCTGGTGAAGCTTAGATCCATGCTTCCAGTCGGTATGGCGAACCCGCTTAGGCTTGGTGCGGCTAGGTACGGGTTGCCCAGCACGTAGTGATCCGTATCGTAGCTTCTAGGTAGGCTTCCGTGGAACGCCTCTATCGTCGGGGCGGTTGAAAGCCTATCTGCGCCGCCTATCGTCATGGTTGCGACTTTGGCGAAGCTGAAGAATCGAGGTGGATCATATGCTGAGTAGTCTGGTGTTCTAGCGGTTTCCAGAGTCTCATGTCCGCTGTGTATCACGGACACTGTGGCTGTCACAGGTTCACGGTTAACGCAGTCCAGTGTCAGGTTCTCTATGAGGCATCCGAGGAACAGTCTATCCTTCTCTATCCCGACACCCTTGTAGAGCGTGAACGGCTTAACACCTGTTGCGCTAACCGACTCGTTTCCACCATACTTGAATACGTGTTCATACGCTGAGTCATCTGGACCAGTTGTGGTCGGGTCACCCATGTGGAGGACAAGTAGCTTGGGGAACTGCACAGGGTCAACGGGGATAACTATGTCGCCTCCACCCCTGAAGAACCCGTCTACCTTACTGGTGGGCGTCCAGTACTCCGCTGTCTCTGGGAAGAAGTCTTCGCGGGTCGTGCCCACCGTCTCGTTTAGGAACCTGAAGTCCATGACTGTGGTTCCCTTTGTACCGAACGTGGTCTCTTCGGCGAATCCAATGTAACGTGACATATAACATAACCTCTGTCTATCTGTTTTCTATTGTTGAGAACCCGATTGCCGTATATAAGGGTATTGCTGTTTTAACCACCCACAAGTGGTAAAGATGATTTTACTACCCAGCAGTGGTGAAAATGTTGAGGAATGCTAGTTAGTGTTACGCAGACCCTCCACCTCAACCGATATATGACAATGCCTCATAATCAACGGTGCACCAGGGTCAGCCACCTGAACACTGTACTCGGTTTGAGTAACCTCAGTGTTCAATATGTAGCTGTTGCCAAGCGTCCTATCAGCCTCTATCGCGTTAACTATCTCGCCAACATACCCCACAAGGGCATCTAAGTCATCCTCATCCACGCCACTCAGATACCTGACTTTAACCGTGAACCCCGTATTATGGTGCACGATGCCTGGCCCACCGTCCCCCAGTACCTCGTCGCTGGTTAACTCGATTCTCGCTGACAGCGTGCTGGTTTCCTCGTTAACCGCGTCGGCTGAAACCTTCCCGTTGAAGCTCGTCGTACCATCTATAACACTCTTCAAGCTGTCCTTTATGCTCGTTATATACGTTGAATACGATAAAGCAGTCATCAATCATTACCTCACGAAGTACCTCTTAAAAACCTTACGCATGAAGCCTGGGAGCTTCCTGACGAGCCTTGAGAACGCCTCAGTGTATATGTAGAAAGCCCTAGCCCCCCTATGGGTGACAGCGTATTTATCGTTGATGTCAACATCTATGTACTTTACGCCGTACGGCGTCTCTTTACCCGCGTCGCCTGGGAGCTTCTTAGTTATCCGCAGAGGGTATCTGCCTCTGCTTCTAATCACGTGGCTACGTGTACCATACTCGACTGCCGCCGCCCACTTATGGTCGTTGTATGCTTCGCCTACGCTGGTTCCAAGCGTGCCAATGGGGTCGTGTGAAGTTCTCTTATGGTGGCTTCTAGCGTAGCTTCCACCGCTGCTCGGCATACGGTAGATGGATAATCCCCTAGCTGAGTTCCCAGCGTACTGTATGCATCTGTCAACTACGTCGACGCGGGTTCTATCTATGGCTAGCTTCAGGTCGGCGTAGAACCTTTTAACCTGCCTGCTGTCCGTTAACTCGTAGTACCGCCTCAACCCTACAGCACCACGTGGGGTACTCCACCCTTCTCACTGTCATCTGGGAAATACCTGTCCTCAATCTCCCTAATATCCTCAAGCCACCGCTGGATCCGCTCAACATACCTAGTGTTCATAGCGACTCCGAACGCCCCAGCGTCAAGATACGATAAACCATCCACGCTGCTGGTGCCCATGCGGGCTTCAAGCACATTCACCGCAACCAGCTTAGTGCAGTACTCTTTAAGGATGCTGGTGCTAACATTATGCCCATAACTATATGATATGCGGAGCCTCTTAGGACCGGGCTTAGGCGGGTTATCTATGAAGTAGAGTGCGTAGCCGTGCTGCTTCCCACCGCTGCGTAGTAGCAGGTAGTCTGCCCCGTCAGCAGGCCCCTCGGTTAACTCAACCCAGTTGGGTGACTCCGTGTAGTCTTCATCGTTTTTCTCGAGTTTGGTGATGCTGATTAGTGGTCGCCTTATGCTGGTTAGTGGGACTATGTTGGGCGACTGGGGGTCGCCGAACTGCACGATGTCTGTGTCGCTGTTGTACCTGTAGTTGTAGATTCCAGTGTTGCTGGTGTAGGCTGGGACGTCTATGTACTCGTCTGTCGCTGTGTGGCTTCCCAGTGCACGTTCCTCTACGCGTGCCTCTACCTGTGTTATCCACGCTGAGACCTGTGTGCTGGTTGGTACGCTTGACTCGTTTATCGTTATCTGCGTTAACGCCTCTACGTCTTCCTCACTGACATATGTTCCCACTAATATTCAGCCTCCACATGTTACACCCTATAATAGTTTATTATAAACGTTATTATGCTCACCGCTATGCTGAACACTGTCAGCCACAGTTTAATGTTGTCGCTGATCTCCTTCTTAAGGTTTTTAATCATCGAGGTATTGTTGTCAACCTTCACCTCTAGCCGAGCTATGGTTGTAGCCATCGATGTGCTGTTATGGTTAAGAGTCCGCAGACTCTTACTCTGATCCGTTAACCTGTCACCCATCTCGTCGATGACTCCGCATATCTTCGCCACATCCACGTATAGCTGATTCAGACGCTCATCCAGCCCCACATGTTTATCACTCACTCGCCGTCTACCTCCTCCACCTCCACTCTGATAAGCTGGAAACCAGGATATTTCTCAAGATACCTGCCAGCCACCAATCCCTTAACGTATTCTAAATCCACGTCGCCCACCTGAGCCCTCACTGCGAACCCGCCGATGAGCTTTACAACGACAATCTTTTCATTAGCCACAGCTAACTACCCCCCGTAATATGCCTCACTGCCCTGTTTGCCTCTAACCTGTTCTGTATGTAGGTGCAGTACCTGTTACCTGTTATATGGAGCTTGGTGTCTTGGTTGTTTTTGTTGATGTTGCTGGTTGACAGCGTGGCTGAGTTATTCACGTAGGTTGGCATCTCGACACCAAGTATAACATGTAAATACGCTTCATCACCATATATAAACATATTGAACAGCTTGGAATGAATATACTGTGGTAAACAACTAAATAAAACAATGATGAGTAATTAAATAAAACTAAAATTGTTTAGTTGTAGTATGGGATGTAGTAGCTTGTGCCACCGATGTCTATTTCTATCCACCCCTGCTCTGGGTCGGTTTCAGGACTACTGCTGGGCGTATCACTTGTCGCAACAACCTTTATCAAGGGGTTTCCTGCCCCAATATTCGTCAAGTCAAGCACGTCATGTAGCTCTAAAACACCACCAACCACTAGTTTATCATCTGTCTTTAGGACATTAGCTGAATCACGGTACAAATTAACATCATGTGCACTTGATCCATCACCAAAGTAGATCCCATCACCTATATCAATTTTTATCCTAGAATATGCATCTCCGATTACTCTTCCTTCAATGAGGGTGTTCCAGTAATTCGATCTCTCAGATCTAATATAAGCAGAATCAAATAATTTTACATATTGCGAACCATCCGTTACGGTTAAATCTCCGTTAAACGTTGCATCAGTTGTGGCTACGAGTGGAGCGTTAATATCCACACTAGTATCTGCTGTAATATCTAAGTGTCCATCATCGTTACTGTTAATGTAGACGGCAGAGTCTCGAAACCATATTTTAGTATCAGACACCATCTTGATCCTAGCAGAGGCGTCGTATGCCCCACTGAAGTAGAATTTGTGCTCTTGAGAACCACCGAAGGAGAAATATGGATCAGATGCAGATTGTAGGCGTGCCACCTCTTTAAGATTTGAGACGTTATCCCATGCCTTAAACATATAATATGCATCATCAATGAGAATTGTTCTAACATCTCCTGCATTTTGGACTTTAAGAGAAGACGCTGATACTCCGCCATCCTTAAGAAGCACCCCGTCAACAGTCACACCGCTACCAGATGTAGACTCCTGTATCTCGTCAACCTTAAACACGCTGCCAGACTTAGCTGTGAACAGGTTACTCGACACCTCGAAGTCAACTGCACCCGCAACGTTGATGTCAATGGTGTCATCCTTATTCACAGTTATAACGGTGTCGTCGAACCCAACCTGGTTCGCCCCAGCCGTCAAGTCAGATGCCTTGAGGCTCACAGCTACTCACCCCCATTAATCCATATGACGGCGGATGCATCGCTCCCAGCTGAAGCATTCTTAACGGACACGTAGACACTGTCCCACGGATCCTCTGTGCGGTATATCGCTGTGCCACCTGCGGCGAGCGTTGTCTCACCTAGCAGTAGGTGTGTGCTGTCCGCTGTGTCACGTGAATCCGCCTCACCGTATATCTTGTACGCTATGCTGTTGGAGCCATGGTTGTTCTTAATGTATATTAGCTTGACTCTCCACCCTAGGCACTTCGGCTTCTGCGTCGCCTGATATGAGTCAGATGTAGCTCCATCCCACACCTTATACCTGACGCCCGTCACCTGTCCTCTGCCTCCGTTAACCCGTTTCTAAGGGTAAGGTCAACTGCTCTAAGCGTATCCACCACACTCCTGCTGGCTTCACTGCTTCTCATCGACGCCTCAGCCAGCCTCCCAACCAATGTGGATAGTTTAAGAAGCATCTCAGCTGTATCGACGTGTTCCTCGCATAGCTCAGTGACTATTGCCTCGTAGAGCGTCACCCTGTCCTCCAGCTGACACACCTTCTCCTCAGCCTCCCTGAGCCTCCTCCATATATTCAGTTTCCCCAACACTTCAACCACCACCCTAACTCACGTTGTGACACACACTCACCTTCGCAGTCCCGCTTATCGTTATCTTAAGGCTTGTCCTAACCCTTATAGCAGGGGTGAACACAGTTATCGGTCCGCTGGTGTCCGCCGCCTGATACAGGCTTATCTTCTCATCTGTGTTATCTGAGATCGTTACAGTTGTATCCGCCGTCGCGTGTATATATATCCAGAATAGGCTTCCATCACCCGTATATGTTGTGGATGATGTTATCTCGAATACTTCGCCTTGTACCCCCAAATCTACTTCGCACCCATATCCTTGCGCCCGCCCTGAGTGTCTTCGGGCTTACTTTTATAGGTGTCTGGAGATATATAAGGGTATTGTTATTAACCACCCACAAGTGGTAACAATGAATTTACTACCTTGTAGTGGTGAAATGTGTTAAGCGATACTGTTTTAAGACACGGTTGCATAGCACAACGTGATGAATACTGAGTTCACTGAGTTCACCTGTCCGCGTTGCGGTGGAAGACTAGCCCTCATACCCCCATATGGGGAGAATAAGGACATCATAGTTATATGCCTGGACTGCGACTACGTGGAGAAGATGCAGTGGCATCCGTTGAGGGGTGCTTCCTAGGGGTGGAATAGCTCCACGTTCACGCCCCTAGTAGCGTAGAACACAGGCTTACCCATAAACCTCAAGACATCTACTATGGGCTTCGACACCGTAGTCAACGCGGATGCGGACACCAGCGCCTTATAGAACATTGAAGCATTCTCAGGGTGTATGAACGCTGGGTTCGCCACACACAGCAGGTTCACGACGCCAGTGAGGCTCGGCACATTCACATGGTTAACCAGCTTCCACGGATGGTTAAACACCACGTCATGCACAGCTACCTCCATATCCAAGTCTTGTGGACTCATCTCCGACGTGTACACTATATCCATGTCTCTGAACACGTATCTCTTGACGTCCTCACCCATGAACCCCCACGCCCAGTCCCTTACATCCGCTAACCACAGTATAGAGGGGTTCTCCACGTCTGTGATGGCTTCAACCATCTCATGGTACTGTGGGGCAACCTTATCCCACGTCCACTCATCCCTTATACACTTGACTGCTTCACGGCTCAACGCATCCCTATTCTCGACAACATACTTCACAGACTCACAGATATTGTCAACGTCGAAGCCATTATAGTAGAACACACCCCTCACATTGTTAACGTAGCAGTCCCCAACACGTCTCTCCATGAGAACAGGTGTTCCACACGCCAACGCCTCATACACCACCAAGGGGTGAGCCTCAAACGCGCTTGTAACTAGGAGGCAGTCCACGCTACGGTAGAACTCAGGCATCTCAGAGTGCTCAACGTAGATACGTGAGTTATGCGGACCAGCCGCCACCAGCTCCGCGTCCAGCTCCCTAGCCACAAGGTACGCTAAGTCAAACTGCTTACCCCTGCGGCGGTAGTCTCCAGCCCACCCAATCTTAACCCTATGGTTTAACATCAGAAAAAATATGTGGATGTGTGGCTTAAAAACCCTACGGTTCCTATGCTTCGCCTAGTGCAAGCCAGAAGCCGTCGGCACCTGCGGCTGTGACTATTGTGACGGTTCCACCGCTCTTGGGAAGCGTCTCGTTGACGACGGGCGCGGTTGCGACCGCTGTGCCCCCCTTGTGCTGGAGGAATACGCTGTACACGTAGCCTAGCCCAGTGTCTATGTCTCCGCCGCTATCCGTTGCGCCGTTTGTGAATGTTCCCCACGTAGCGTAGGTTGTGCCGAATAGGTCTATTTTCTTCCTCGTGTTACGGCTGTAGCTGAACGTCATGTTCTCCATGTTTTGACTTACAATACCAATATATATAGGTATTGTATTGGAACAATTATGAATACGGTGGGCGGTGTTTCTGAGCCTAGCTGGGTGAGGCGGAAGGCGGGTCGCCCAAGGGTTCCGCAGAGCATAGTTGACGAGTGGAGGCGTCTACACTGCGAGGAGGGGTGGAGCATACGGGGGATAGCGCGGTACTTCGGCTACGCTCCGTCAACGGTCTGGCGACACCTAAACGGATACTATGATGAAAAGCAGTCTACGGTTTAGCTCCTCGGTTCTTCGGGAATATCACTATCATTGAGGGAAACGGTGCACTGTTCTTAGCTCCACCGAATTTAAGCCTACCCTTCACAAACCATATTTCCCCCTTGGCACAGTACTCATGGAACCAATGCGTGTCAGTCCTAGATGGTAGAAGACAGACTACAACTGTGTCAGGGTTCAGTGACTCAAGATACGCCTTCCTAACCCACTTAGCGATCTCACGACCATACGGTGGATTCATGAAGACATGGTGCCCAGTCCAGCTCTTAGATAACCCGTCATCCTCAACAGTGTAGTATAGATTACATTTAGCGTTGCTGGGTGTAGCACAAGGGTCAAGCGTAAAACGGAACACTTCATCTAATTCATCAAATATATCTTGAGGCGTCTCCCACTCACATGACGCACTACTCCACATTACATCCTTGTTAAACCTACCCACCTACACCACCTAGTTAAAGTCACAGACTTATCCACATGAACCTATAAAAAGATTACGATACACCAAAACAATGTTATAAATAAAAAAAATAGGGGAAAGAGGGTTATCAAGCACTCTTGAGATACTTTATTGCGCCATTACTTCGGAAGTTTGTGCAGATTAGCTGCAGCCCCATCATGAGGGCGTGTCTATCCTTGAGGCGGTCACCAGTCAGCCTAGCCTCTGGGGGAGTCTTCCAGTATGTTGCAGGCAACGCTACCCTGAGCTCAACGGTGTCTAGGTTCAGTATGTAGATGTTGCCGATGTCGTTGTCAGTCACCTTGGTTGTCCTATTGTTCCCGTTCTCGCCGACCACGTGCTTATTCTCGAATATCGGGATACGTATCCCGTTAGTCATGTAGCTGCTTACGAGGAAGCCAGCGTCCCTGCCAGGTCTGGTGCGCACCCCGTTAACAGTGTACTCGACGCCTACGGGTCCATCTATCCAGCTGTCACTGTACCTCTGCTTACCCTCAGTAAGCTTCTCAATCTCGTTGACTGTCCTCGGCCCAGTCACCATGATGAAGTTCTTGCTCGGCGCGTAGTCTAGGCAGTCCGCTACAACGTCGTCAATCATGTCGAGGCTTAGCACGCGTGCGGCGGCTGTGGCGGGTAGATCTACGTTGGCTCCGAATACGTCGCCGCTATCCGCGCTTCTGTCGACCAGTGGGCTTGACTTACCCCAGTAGATGTCTCCGTCCGTCGCTGCGCTTACGAATGTGGTGCCTGCCCCGCTCTCAGTGTAGTCGCTGCAGATGCGGTCAATGCTCTCCACGTTCAGGTTGGATGAGCCGTCGTTGGCTACTGTGTCAACGTCCTCGGTGAGCATCTTGTCAATCTGGTCTGGGAACAGCTGTGCGTGGTACTGCCTCAGCCACTCAGCGTCTGTGGACGGCGTCTGCTGCCACTGACTCTCTATCACGCTGGTGAAGTCAGTCTCCCACGGATCCATAATGTAGGCGGGTTTAAACTCCTCGAACGACGCTAGTGTTGGACCTGACTCACTGCTCCCGCTGGCGAACGGCGTGCTTCCACCGTCTACGCCTGTTGCTCCTGAGAGGTCTGACGCGAAGTATTTGAAGCTGTCCCCGTATCTCTGGAACGTGGTCTTCGGGAGTATGCGGAACAGGGTGTCGCTGCGCATCACCCACGCCATTACGTCTGCGGAGAACTTTGGCTCAAAGTATGTGCCGTAGGGTGAGGCTGGGGGATCCCATGGCGCTATTGCCTTGTTTAGGGTTGCAACGTTCTTTACGCCTGTTAACGCCTTGTAGATTCCTCCTTGGTTATACCAGTAGTCTATGTACTCTTTTGAGCCGAACTCCGGTGCATTCTTATTTATCACTGGTTGTTTGAATAACATTTCCCTTTATCACCTTTCCTCCGTGACTAGTACTCTCTGAGGCTCCAATTCCAGTGCCTTCGACACCCATTCCTTGTAGTCGACTGCGGCAACCTGTGTTTTCCTCGCCAAAGGTATGCTCTTCTTGACGGCTTCACCTAGGGTTACGCCATCCAGTATCGCCACATCCTTGATGGATGCCAGTATTTCCTTCTTGAAGTCCTCTAACGCTTTCTCCAGCTCCACCGCTGTAACTGGCTTCTCAGCCTGTTTGGCTTTAATCCACTCACTGTAGGCTTTGTAGAACTCCTCTGGGGACTCGTAGTCCTCTCTTTTAGGCTCGTCGCCCTTAGCCACCGTCTCCTTCTCCTCTTCGGGTTGAGGCTCTGGCTTGTCTTCAGCCTTCTCGTCTACGACTTCCTCCACTTCCTCTGCTTTATTCTCTTCTTCACTCATATGTTTTTCAGCCTTCTCTGTTTTGTCTTCGACTATACCAGCCGTGTCAACCACGTCTCTGCTCTTCTCCTCGCTCAACTCCAGTCCTATCTTCTTCGCTGCTGCAAGTATCTTGCGCCGTATCTGCTCCTTCACCTCCGGGGTAGCCCAGTCGCCAAGTCCTCCTCTGGCTCCATGTAGGGCTTGCCACGCGGCTAATACGTGTTCTCTGTCGATTCTGCCCTCGTCATCCTTGTATGGTAGGTGGCGTAGGCTCCGTGGCACTGTTTTGCCTTCCTCGTCTTTCTCGCCTCCAGGCTCCACGTAGAAGAAGTTTTCGTCAGGTAGCTTGTTCTGGTACGCGGTTGTCCATACGGCTTTCTCCAGTTTCTCCAGTCGCTTCATTAAGTCTTCTATTGTAGTAGAATCGTTGCACGGCATGTGTCGTCTATAGGTGGATTTATATGACGGTATTTATATGTATCGGTGTTTTTTACTACTGTTTGGTGGATAAATTGTGTCCATGGTGTAGGAGGCGTGGGTTTGAAGCGTCTACTGCGTGTAGCCGAGTATGGCTTCCTCAAGCTCACTTATCCTCTCAGCTATCTCCGCTAGAAGCCTCTCCTCAGCCAGCTGCTTCAATATGAAGGCTTTGCTCTCCTGGTTTACGCCTTTCTCACAGGAGCTGACTTCGGCTAGGTATAGCTTCGTTATCTCTGTCCAGCATTTCTCGTCGTCGCATTTATGCTCCTTCTTGATGGGGATTCCGCCTATGCTGAAGCTGAGTAGCTTCTCATCCTCCATCTGCTTCCTGATGTCTCTGCTTATCGGCGTGTCATCGAACACTTCGCAGACGATGAATAAGCCCTTCTTCTCATATTGATCGTGTGGCTCATGGACTACGTGGGTTTTCCACGTTACCCCCTCTGAGTCAGTGTACTCATGTATTATCTCCCCTATCTGCACGTTACTGTGGTACAGCATCAGGTTACGTCTGCTCACCCTCTTCATCATGACTTTGAGGGCTTCGTCGAGGGCTTCAAGCGACACAACCTCGTTATCGTAGTCTGGCACGACTTTACCGTCTGCATCCAGCATGTAGACGTTCGCGTATCCACCTATTATGAACCTATCATCACTCTTAGTTATTATTGAGACGAAGTTAAGGTCAGAGTCCTCCTTACTGCATCCGCAGTCGCTTTTCCCAGTCTCCTCTTTGACAGTGGGGTTCTTGGCTCGCTCCCACGTCGTGTAGCATATGGCGACTGCCTGCTTAACGTCATCGTATTCGCCTGCTATCGCCTCGACGCATCTGCTTATGAACTCGGACTGCTCCTCGCCTTCACGTGGCTCAGGTATAGGCATCTACCCCTCAGCCTCCCGCTTCACACGTCTCTCATTAATCATCTCAAGATACCTCCTCTTATCCTTTAGGGTGGGTAGGAAAACCTCCTCACCGTTCTCATCCATCATGAAGTATGGGCCATATATTTTACCATGTCTCCCACGTCTACGCGGAATCACAGCTACCTCACCGCCCCCCTGCCTGGGACAACGCTGTCACCCTCACCCCTGTTATCCTCATTCATGTTGAATGGGTTACGCTGAACCGTCGTACCCTCTATCACTCTGCCCGTTCTGTCGCTTACCTGCGGCTTCTGAGGAGTGGTTCCCTCACCAGATACGCTTTGCTGTGGGGTGTGGACTGGTTTCCCGCGTGGAACTATCACCCAGTTCTCGTCTACCTCGAAGTCTACTCCGCTTGACAGCAGGTAGCTCATCGCGCTAGCCTTTATCTGCTGTATCTGCGCCTCAACCAAGGCGTCTCTCTGCACCACTGGGTTGAACCTGAACTCGTAGTCGGTTACGCCGAGTATCCTGTATAGCTGAGTGTTTATCGCATCCTCTTTATCCCTTTGAAGAGCCTCTACGACGTGGTTCTGAACCTCCAGCTTAACCGCCATGCTTCCGCTTCCACCGCTCCTCTGGTCAACGTTGACGAAGGACGCCTGTATCCCGTAGACGCTGAGTATCGCTGACACACATTTGTTATAGTACTCGATTGCCTTCATGGCGGTCGGGTCATCCATGAGGTTGTGAACCGTTATTGCCTCGCCTTTACCGCTTCCACCGCCTCCTAGGAATAGGATGCGTGCAGTCTTCTTGACGCGTGCCTCCCCAGTCGTAGCGTCTGTCTGATCCAGTGCCTTTATCTGGCTCCGTATGCTCGCCGCAAGCTCATCCATACTGTTCTGCGAGAGGCTTGGGTTAAACACGATTTTACCCAGCATACCCTCACTATACGTGTCGTAGAACCATTCATCCATCGCCTTCATTGTTTGGAGACTGCTCCACGCCGACACCAGTCGTGGCTGAGAATCTGGGTCAGGCGACGGCCTATATGTGCTACCGTGGATCATCTCTATGTCGGTGAATCTGAGGTAGGTTTTATCATTATATTTCTGCACGTAGGTTGTCGGAAGCATAGGTCTCCCACAGACTGGGCACACGGCGCCCTCCTCGTAGCTAATGTACTGGATGTCGTCGCTTGAAGCATCCTCCCCTAACATATCCTCCCTTAAGCAGTGTGGGCACACATAGGGCTTCGCGCCGAGTCTGCCCCGTGCATCCATGACGAACTCTATGACTTTAGGGTCTTCAACATAGAGCTCGGATGGCTTATAACCCATCACGTCTCCGTCTTTACTGATTATCGGGGCGTAGGCTATGCTCATGAACCACCTGTCAGCGATTAAGTCATGGTACAGTATGCTGTACAGTATCTTGCGCCAAGTCTCACGGTTCCTGTTAGGAGTCTCAATTATGCGTCGGATTACCTCCTTCTGCCTTGGGTCGGGTTTACGTATATCTGTGCCTCCGCATATAGGGCACTCGTCAACCATTTTGGCGAACTCCTCCCCACATGCATTACACTTAGACACGAATTTAGGCGTGTACGGGTTCCACCCCGGGCGCAACACTTCACGTATCAGTGTTTGAACCGCAGCCTGCACAACCCAGTTGCGCTCAGCCTCATCATATAACGTGTAGTAGTCCCACTTCGGCTCACGTGGCTTAGCCGCCGGGCTATCCGCGTATACAGGTATGATGCTTGCGCCAGCCGCCTTCCTAGTGTATCCGAACCTATCTGCGATGGTGTCAAGTATGCTGGTCATCCTACTTCACCATTACTAACCGCATCATTTATGGGTAACGTTTTTATCTCTATCAATCCTTATATCACCATGAATCTTGCGAATGGTTTAGACCTCTGCTTATGCTCCATTGCTAGCCAAACAGCTAATGCAAGTGCATTCGGTCTGTCATCCTTGAAGCCTGGTGGTGCGCTGTACACTATGTTGCCGTTTCTGGTTCTATCTGCGCCGAATACCTTTAGCTCCCTGACTAGCTCCTCTAGTTCATCGTTCTTCATCGGTATCTTGAGTTTACGGGTTTGTATGACGATGCTTAGGTTATCCATTAGGTCACGTTTATTAGCGTTAGTGTAGTGGAACCCCTTAGCGTTGTTATATTCCTCGTATATGAACTCGAATACGCTGTCACCCATCGGGTTAGTCGTGTCCACGAGTATCGGCGCCCCATTATACTCCTCGCATATCTCCTTCGCAACCCTAACCTGCACTGGGAGAGGCTTACCGTTCATCACAACCTCCCTGCACACCTTCAAGTCCCCGTCAACAACCGTTATAACCGCGTTGTCACCAGCACCCCTACGCGCCACGTCGAAGCCCACATAGTACTTCTTACCAGGCACAGGGTCTTCAAGCCCAATGCTTCTATCTATAACCTGGTCTACGCCTGTGAACACGTTGCTAAGATCCTCAACGAATCTTCCGCCGTATTCCTGGAGTAGTATGTTGCGTGGCTGATGTATGATTGATAGTAGCTCTTTCCGCGTCCAGTGTGGGTTAGTCCACGAGGGGAAGCCGCCGTCCATATTGTCTATGACTTCGTTAAGTATAGGCAGTACGCTTAGCTCGAATCTCCAGCTCTCGTAGTCGAGGAACCGCTTATCCTGACCCTTCAGCCACTCACGGTACACGTAGTTCATGCCGTTCGGCGTCGTTATCAGCAACGCGTCGCCCTTCCGCATACTGTCGCCGAGGTTCGGTCTGACAGTCTCATACCAGACACTCTCCTTAATGTAGGCTGCCTCCTCCATAACCACGAAGTCAAGACCCTCGCCGACCAACCCCTTCTCGTTGTCAGCGGATTTGAACGCTACCACAGTGTCATTTATCAACGTGATGGTTTTATCCCGCTCACTCTTACGCTTAATTATAAGCGGGTTAAGGTTGAGGAGCAGCCGCTTCCACGCAACGTCACCCACCCCGTAGGTTGGGCTAACCCACCAGATGATGCTCTCAGGGACACCCGCATACTCCACAACCTCGTTTATGGCGAGGGTTGTCTTACCCCACTTACGTCCGCAGTTATGTGTGACTATGTTTGAAACGAGGAATGTTCCATCAGATGTTGTGAAGTTTATAACCCTTGTCTGCTTGTGTATTGTCTTAGCTGACTTCAGCTTCATCAGGAAGTAGTCGCCGTGTTTAATGTAGAAGCTTCTGTCTTGTTGAGGGTTTTTCGCGTCGTAGCCCATCTTCCTCAACACGTCGTACCCTGTGATTGAGAAACAATATCTCTTAGACCCCTTAATTAGTTGCCCATTACAAATACTGTCATCTGACCTGCCATTATGTAGGACTAATGGTTGCCCTAGTCTAGCTGTAGCCAATTGTAGCTCATACGCCAACCTGATGCTCCTAGTATTTCCCTCCACATACAGCGTGTTCTTTCTCTGGAAAGCATCACCGTCAAGATACCCTCTCAGACAAGACGCCAATATTTCCTCGTCTTCATGGTAGAGTATGTCGTATGGTATATGTTTATTATGTGCCCCATGCCCACATATATCTCTAAACAATCTGGCTAAGCTTGCGGAGGAGACTGAGACCACAAGTAGGCTGACATCTGGTTTTTCCCTGATGCTTACATAATAGCCTAACTCCTCAAATATTGATTTAAGCCGTTCAGCTTTATCACCCTCATCATTACACAGCGACCAATTAACTCTTCTTTTCCCGAACCCCTCCGCGATGTAAAGCCCTATCGCCCAAGCCGTATCCTTGTTCAGGGGGAGGGAGCCCTGCCTATATTTTTGATATGTGTTATTAAACCTATATTCCTTTAGGTTTGACGCTGGTTTAATTACTGGGAGATGTAAATAGTACTCAGTCTTGTAATCCTTGCCTCTAAGCAAGCATTCAACGTCGCCAGCCTCAACCCACATCGTTGAGACAACTGTTTTAACTGTTTTCCTGTTTCTCCTACCCTTCGAGTAAGCGTAGTAATTAGAGTTTTTATCAACCTCCGACACTAGGAGAGGGTGTTCAGGCGTCACCTTGAATGGGAGAAGCCCCCTTGCGTTAACCTCTACAAGGCTACTGGACGACGCGTAAATCTTATCCACTACGGCAACCTCACCCCCATCACATCCGAGAAGCACATCGCCTACGGAAATGTCTTTAGCCTCCTTATTCTCCCCAAGGAGAAAAGTGTCCTCTGGGACACACACTAAGCACCGTATCCTGGCTTCGCTGGCGTGTACTAGTCTCTGCGCGGGGTGTGGGTTATACTCGTAGTCTTCCCTGAATACGTTGACTGTTTTAACCGCCAACGCTGAATCTACCTCATCTTAGCGAGGTCTTCCATGGTGTAGATTTTGCCCTTAGCCTCTGGGTTGAACCTCGGGTTGTCCTTCACCTTGTTGCCCCACGTGTGCTTCATCTCCACCCTCACAACTTGTTCGCCTGTCAGCTTAGTCACCATGTCGATCAACGTCACTATGTCTTTAACTGTGTTGGCTTTGATTCTGCCACTCTGTATGTCGTCCACCGCTTTGGCGAGGAGGGCGTCCAGCACGTCCCTATATTTGAAGAATAGTTTACGTAGCTCCCGCTTATTCTCCTCGCGAACCTCGTTAACCACGTCTTCATCTATCTGCTTGATGCGTGGCTTCAAGTATTTACGCTTATACCAGTTGAGGGCGTCAACGGTTACACCGTAGTTCTCACTTATCTCCCTGACAGTCATGTCACGTGTAACGAGGTGTTGAAGAATCTCATCTCTCTTAGGGTGCCTGTCTACTTGGTTTCCACCCACCTACTTCACCTACCCTATGTAAACAAATCGGCGATATATAAATGGGTGCCGTGTTTGTGTCCGCGTCAACCAACCTTACGCATGGAGAGGCTTACAACCGTGAGGTATGACAGGGGGATGGATGTAACCAGTCCAGCAACCATGCATGTCAGGCACTCCTCTATGCCTGTGAGCAGCCACAGCGCTGAGAACACTGTTGTCGTTGAGAGTAGGAGGAGGAGGCTTAACGCGTAGATACAGGTAGCGTAGTAGCTGTCGAAGAACGCCACGTTGCTACCATATATGATTTCATCCTTAAAATATCTGCGTAGCTCAACCACGTCGACTGGTACACCGCCTATCTCACGTGGAATAACGTCGCCGTCACCCAGCATGTTCTTGGGGAGCTTCCTAGACACGTAGACTCTGAACACCCATCCACGCCTCACCCTACCAGCCTTAATCCTCTTAACAAGCCTAGGGGCGTACCCGACAACATTCGGCTTACCCCTAACCTGTACCCACATCTTCTTAACGTCACTAGCCAACACTACACACCACGATGGACATGCGGTGCACTGAGGCTTCGGAGTACACACTTCGCCTTACCGGGCCTTGACTCCAGCCCCCATAGCACCATGTATGATACGTTGAACCACGTCTTATATACGTTACCCCGTAGGCGTCGCAGACCTCTGGAAATATTTATATACTGTGATGAGCATTACTGAGATATGAGTATCACGGCTTTACTGTCAAACCCGCTCACAGTGTCAGTCACATGCGGAGTCATAGGCGCGTTAACAAGGGTGGCGGTGCAGATATACCGCGACGGCAAAATGCCTGAAAGCACACCTAGAACCATAAGCCTCCTATTCCTAGGCGCCGTCGGCGGCGGAATATCCGGGCTCATGGATGGAACCGAGTTAGCTGCCTTAGCCCTCGGCTACGGCGCCAGTGACGTCATCGAGAACCTTCTATCCTCCATGTACCCGAAGACTCAGAGTGAGTAAACACCAAAATTTTTTTAGCTTATATTAAAAGTCATGAGTTGTGTGGGTTTATATCATCACCTTATAGGTGTTGTATCTGTCGCCGAGGTGGTCGCCTAGCCTCCCAACGGTTTCACCTGTCTGAGGCTCCCAGAGGAGCCACCTACCGTCTGAGCACCTGTATGCGTTGTAGGCGTGACCCCTGCTCCTAGCGTAGCCGAGGCACCCACTATATTTGAAGCCTGCTCGGACACATGCTAATCGGTGCACAGTGTACGCCATCCACGATTCGTCGTCGCAGTCCCACGTCTCAGAGCTATATGGGGGTGTAGAGGCGTCGATGGACTCGTAGAGCCTGTCTAGAATCCTCCCCCACGCATCCTCGCTGAACACCACGTACCTGTTATCCGATATAGAGCATAATGCATGCGGCTGATCCTCGTCGCCCCACGGATCATATGTGACGCCAGCCCCAGCCCACGGAGAGTAGTCGGGGGGCTTAACGAAGCCGGACACAGCCTCAACAGCCCTACGCCTAGCCCACTCCGAGTACTCCAGGCTACGCCTCGCCTCATCGAGCTCCGCAGACAGCAGACTACGCTCAGCGGAGCACTCATCCAGCCTAAGCTCCAGCAACCCGCACCTAGCCTTAGCCTCACCCAGCTCAGACTCCAACACAGAAACCCTGCTGCGAAGCAAATCCACCTCACCCATACACCCACCGCACAGCAACCTATGAACAACCCTAAACCACCTAGACTCACTCAAAACCACATACCCCCCGCCAACACACTACATGAATAAATCTATAAGTCATATAAACCATATAACTCATCCTCATACTGCTGCGTCATACGGTTAACGAGATCACTTAGCTCCGCGTTCTCCCCCTCCAACTCAGCTACCCTCGCCCTAAGCACAGCCACATACCCCTCATAATCCAAATCCTCACATTCACCACTCATACACATCACCACCAACATAATACACCACACACCTATATAAACCATACCCCCAAACCAACCAATACAACAGAAACCAATAAAAACCATCAGAAAACCATAACACCAACACAACCCAAAAACCGTCAAAAACCATAAACACCAGAGAAACCCAAACCCCGTCAAAACAAAACTAGTCCATAGCGGAGGTTTCAGTCTTTGTTGTCATATTTTTTCCTTGGCTCTGTTTTGTGGAGTGGGGCTTTTTTCGGGGTTTTCGTCTATATAGGTCTATATAGGTGTATGTAGACTATTGGGGGAAAGCTTAAATCCCCGGGGGGCCTAGGGGGGGTCGGTGAAAAACAAGATGAAGAAGAAGCCTGTGGGATATGGGGATGCGGAGTGTCCCCGGTGTGGTGGGCCTGCTTGGACCCTGTTGGTGCGGGGGCCGGGTGGGCGATATGATACGGTGTGGGGCTATGAGTGTCCGCGCTGTGGTGATGTGCCGGCTGGAGGGCGTAGACGGTGACTACGTTGCTGTGGTATCGGCTGGAGTGGGAGGGCGAGGATCAGCCTCGTTACGCTCATATACGGGTACATGGATGTATGGGTGAGGTTTCCCCTGAAACTAGGGTTAGGTTGCTGGAGTATATGCGGGGACGGTATCCGTTGGCGGATGTATCCTTCGCCTACATGGAGGAGGTCTAAGGGTGAGTGATAAGTTTGTGTGGCGTAGCCCGTTGGCCGAACAGGTTGAGAGGTATAGGCCCTTCGTAGAGTACTGCGAGGAGCAGCAGGCGAAATGGGTTGAGGATCAGTATCGCAGCTGGCTGCGGACACACTACAATCTTATAACCCCTAATGTCCTGGAGTATAAGGCTACATATAATCGGGTGGTTGAGCTCAGTGAGGGCGAATTCCTGGGACATAAGCTCTACGGTGTATCTGTGCTACGTCTACGTGGCCGGACATTCGGGTCCGAGATTAAGCTGGGCCGGTGCTTCGAGAGTCTAGGCGAGGCCCGGGAATACTACGAGGAGTTGATAGCGGGGTGAATTATCGTTTCAAGTGTATTGAGGTTAACAGGCATAGCCTCATAGTGAAAACGGAGCGCGTAGACCGACCGGGGGGAGGCCGCGACTACATATCTCATTGGCACCTTATGGGTGACGAGGAGTTTGAGAAGTGGCTTAAGGACTTGGAGCAGGCTATTAGGGCTTTCCGCCGGCAGAGCATCAGGGAGGCGACACAGTGACTACGCCTACGCCTAAGTGCCTCGGAGAATATAACGCGTATAGCATGAAGTGTTGGAGATGTAAACACGGCCTACGGTGCCTAGAGCTACGTGAGGAACAGAGACTAGCCAAATACAGGGCCCAAACACACCCCCAAACAGATTCAAATAAATAAACAACCAGTTTTTAAACACCCTTCTACACCAACCCCCCCATACATACAACATATACGACAGATAATAGAAAACAGATAATACACCCGTACACCGTACCCATACATAACATACATAGCAGAGCAAACACACCATAGAGAAACACATACACAGGGTAAGGAGCTAGGTTTTAAGATAGGTTTTAGGTGTGGGTTTTTAGGCGTGGTTTTTATGGTGTGGTGTGTGGTTGGTTTTTATGACGTGGTTTATGGGTGTGGGTTTTTCTTGTTATGGTTTGGTTGTTTGGTTTTGGGTGTGTTCGGTGGGTTTATATATGTGTTGGCTGTATGGTTTATTCGGTGATGTTTGATGTGTATGGTTGAGCTTGGTGATTGGGATTTTGAGCGTCTTGGGTTGAGGACTCCGGAGCACATGGGGTTTACCCGTGGTTATGATGTTGAGGATCATACTCGGTGGGTGCATCCTGGGGGCTGTGTGGCGGCTGTGATGCGTTGTGGCCGGTGGTGGCGTTACTGGGTTTATAATGGGCTTGTTCAGAAAAGCGGGAAGGGTTACCGGTGCCGTGGGGATGCTTACAGGGGGCTGCTGTGGGCGTTGAAGGCTGTGGCTGATAATAGGGAGTTTTTCCCCGTTGAATAGGCGTAGTGTTGAGCGGATCGCGTGGGCCCTGTACCGTGATCCTGACTGTGTGCTGCGGACGAGGGTAAACCGTAGATGGTATTACGTGTATGCTGTGCATGATGTTGTGACTATGCTTCCTGTGGGCCGTAGCGCTGGGACGTGTAGCGTGGTGGCTCCCCATGACCCCCGCTACGAGCTCCCCGCTACTAGGGCCTGCGTTGATGTACAGGTGGTTTATGATCGTCTGCTTGAGACCAGTCTCCTATAATCTCCTTCTATAATCTTTTTTTGATCGATGGTTTTATATATTCGCTGTGTCCCTATCTTCATGGTGGTGATGTATGGAGCTTAGGATAACTGAGTGGTGCCGTGAGGGTGATAACGTGTTGAGCCCAAGGCATCTTGCGGAGGCCCCCATTAATGAAGAATTGTTTAGCACTGGGTGTGGCCCGCTGGATGAGGGGACTCAGAGAAAATACGGGCTAGTTGACCTCAGTCGTTACTTCGACCTATCTGATCCCTACGGATATAGGGGGGTTTACCTCGAGTTGGAGACGTTGACGGTGTGGGCGGTGGGCTACGATGAGCCGGGGGGGCGGTGGCTGTGGATGCGTGTCGAGCCCGGGGTTAACGTGGATATTACCGGCTGACTGTTTTCTTTTCCCCTTCCCCCTTTTTTAGTTAGTCGAAAGTCTTTTATATGCGTCAAGTGTCTGTAGTGGTGGATAAGGAATGAGGTTGAGTAAATCTAACCTTGAGAACGCTGTTAAGGCGTTGAGTAGGGCGCTGGATGAACCGTTGAGGATAACCAGTTATAGCCCTGACGGAAAAAGACGGTACTGTGTCCAGGTTGAGGAGACGGGAGAAGAGCTCACGTTCTGGGTCCCCCTAGGCGAGTGCTATAGCTCCGTGATCGCTATGACGCGGATCGTTAACCACCTTAAGGATAAGGAGAGGTCTAAGGGTGCAGACTAGCCTAGTCTTACTTCTCGCCGCTGCGTGGGTGGCCGTGGTGGAAACAGTGAAACGGGAGGCCTGTAACCGGTGAATGAGCTACGTAGGGTAAACGTAAAGTGGCGTGTGGATGAGCACCCTGATCTCTCATGGCTAAAGTCAACGGTCGGCCCTGACGGTAAAATCACGTCTCAGAAATATACGCAAGAAGACTACGATGAGAACCCGGAGCAAGTACAGCGATGGATCAGCGATGACGAGAAACGCCTCAAGGCATACGGGGAGGACTGGATCATGTTGGGGTGTGTGGCTGAGGCTGAGATATTGATCCCTGAGCTAGGTATCCCCGTCTATGTTGAGACGCCTGGGGTGTGGGGGGTTGCCTCAGACTCTGATGAGGATTATAAGCGGGGCCTTGAGCGGGAGCAGCTAGGGCTTCTCAGGAAGATGCTTACGGCGTTAAACGTTGACGCTAGTCATTTTCACGTTTTAAGAATTAATTGAGTTAAGTTATCCTCTTTTTTTTTCTATGTTTAACGAATTGGAAAAGCTTAAATAATTGACTAGCCCCCTATATTCTCGATGAAATATGAAGGAAGCAGGTTTTGAGTATGAAACTGTGAGAGGCGATGTTGAGAAGTCTACAGGCGAGTTCGTTAACAATATGAACTTAATCAACGTTGAGGGGATCCCCTACTTTGAGGTGTACACAAACGAGGACAAGGAGTTCATCGTCCTTGAGAATGAGGAAAAAGCAGAGCAGTTAGCACGTATCAGAGTTGAGGATGATCTGGAAACAGAGCCAGAATTGTTTAATAAGAACTTCTTGCAAAGAATGATGTGGGAAAAGCTAGACGGTGAATGCTACGCTGAAGCCGTCAGCCGTGAGGCTGTCAAATCAGATGGTTTCGCTCACTTCTTATCAGCGTATGATGACTATTATGAGGAGACCGAACACGGCTTTATCCTCATAAGAACCAACTAGGCCAAGTTACATTATTCTCTTTTTTCATGGTTAATGAACTGGAAAAACTTATATAGTTAATACGTCTCCTTAACCATTGATGAAACATGTCAAAAGAAAACATAGATGTTGATCTTGAAGTAAGTAGCCCCCTAATGTTTCGTAACATAGTTGAGACGGTGGGGGTGCTACGAGATGACCCTGTGTGGCGTTTCAGCTATGAGGGCCTAGAAATGGGGGTGATGGATCCTAGTCACGTATGTATGTTGATTCTCGACTTGCCGCGTAGCTTTTTCGATGTCTATCATGTGTATGATGATGTGGCTTTCAGCGTAGATATTCCAACACTGTTGAAGGGGCTTAAGCTGAAGAAGCGGGATAGGATGATGAAGCTACAATACGTTAAAAATGGCGGGGATGAAAAACTGATCGTGAGGCTGATAAGTGACATAATGCGGGTTAAAAAATTCCCAACTGAAAGCGATGTAGCCGAGGAGGAGCTACCTGTCCCCAAGATATTCTACAAGACGAGCACCCGCCTAACATCCAACGTAGTTAAGCGGATCCTAGACGACTATAAGGGTAACCTCACCCATGTCACCTTTACGGCGAGTGATGAGGGGCTACGAATATGGGGGGGCTCCAGTGAATACGAGGAAAGCGTCCTACTGGATAGGGGAAACGAGCATATAGCGGAGCACCACGTAGACGAGAAAGCGGAGGCAACCTTCGACCTTGAATGGCTACGCGGCTTCATGGCTAAGGCTACGAAAGTCAGCAACCTGATGACAGTTGAACTCATGGACGATATGCCCATAAAGATAGATGTTGAGTTACCCATCGGGAGCCTAACCTACTACCAGGCGCCATGCATAGGAGTCTAAGTCAAGTTGACTAGACTAGTCGCAGTGTGGGTAACCACATGCTTCATATTCTTCATAGCCCCCATACTCAAGTGGTGGTATAGACTCGTCACAGGGAGAGCTGGGGCACAGTGAGCGGAGACTACGCGTCCAGAGTTGAGGCGTGGCGTAGACGAGTCGAGGAATCAAAGCACAGGCTGAAAACCGCTGAGGAGATGAAGCACAGGTTCCTAATGCACCACGGCTACGAGGCTACAGATCACCCGATATACGCTATGATTCTACGGCTCATAGAGGACGCTAGACGCGGCGTACTGGAGCCTGAGCCAGAGGAAGACAGAGAATACAGCACAGAGTGGTAGAATACGTTTAAATAACGCTACGTGTTTTTAGGTATGGTTAAAGATGGCTAAGAGAGGAGTGCCTAAACGAGACGGGTCAGGCCGCGGAGTACGGGCTAACCGTGGACGCGGAGGATGCACAGCCACTAGGAGAAGCGGAAGAGGATCGAACCGTAGACGGTGAAAACCGTTCCCCATTACAGAGTAAACCCCATTTTTTTCGGAGCATCCATCTGCTTCATAAAGCTTAAATACGTATGACGCCTTATACTATGTGGAGGAAAATAGGCGACATGTATGACTTATATTGCTCAGAGTGCGGTATGTGGCTGACAAGCATACCGCCTACGCGTAGCCTACCCAGCAGGAAGTATTGCCCACAGTGTAGGCGGGTCACGGAGACATGTGACGACGCGTGGCTACAGCGTCAACGGGGCATAGGGGAAGCGTAGAGTGACTGCACAGGGACCACAGATACAGGTAACCGTCTACGACTATGATAAAACATTGGAGGTAGACGCGTTAACCAAGCTGCTGGACTCAGATGAGCCAGACATAGTCATCGAGACGCTGGAGCAATACGATAAGTGGAGGTGGCTCTAATAAACAGGCATCCCCCCATAGACATAATCCTAGACGACTTAGAGGTTAAACCCCTCATAGTCGCGGGGGAGCCTGGGAACGGTAAAACCGTGTTCGTGAAGAGAATCGCTGAGGAGGCTCGCCGGCGGGGCTGGGTTATTCAGGCGTTTGACCCTAGCCTAGCGTGGTACCATGATAGCCCGTTGGCTAATAGGGCTACTGTTGAGGAGGGGGAGTGGGGCTACGCTAGGAATGAGGCGGATACATGCTACGATGTAAGCGGGTTAACGCCGGAGGAGAGGCGGCTGTTCACGGCTAGGATTATTAAGGAGCAGTGGGATAGACGCGTGGAGGCTGTGAAGGTGAACCCGTATTACCTAGATGATGCCCCGATTCACCTTTTTATACTTGAGGAGGGTAACACGTTCTGGAGCAGCAGCAGCCTTAATAGGCGGGACTGGGCTGGGGCCTCCCTCACGGACTTTGTGAGTATAAGGAGGAATCTTAGATTCGCGGCGATAGTGGTTACCACCGCGGTTAGCGGCGAGATAGCTACGAGGTATCGTAGGCGGTGTAACTACTTGTTGAGCAGGGTGATGAGCTACGAGGAGAGAAGCTATCTTAAGAAGAGTACGAGCAGGGACACTGTTGAGGCGGCTTCAACTCTTCCACGGTTCAAGTTTATTTACTACGGGGGCACCATGATACTGGAGCCGTTCAGCGTACCATATAAGAAGTACCCTACGCCCACCAGCATAGATGTTAACCCGTTCATAGAGGCCGTCACAAGGGGCGTGGAGAATCGGAGAGGTGGCTGGGGGCTACTGGGTCGCCTAGTTAGGTACTGTGAGTCAATATTTTAATATATGTATGCCAGCCAGTCATCCCATCCCACTTCCATGAGCATCATTTGACCAGCTGGTCTAACTACTGGGGCTACGCCGGTAGCCTAGAACATTGTTGGTGTGAGGATATTTAAATGTTATTGGGGGTGCCTACGCATCCACAAGGTCTTACCCCCCACGTCGTCTACAAATTCACTTAACGCGTGCACGCACATATAACGATGCGCAGTAGAAATATGATACGGTAATATATAAATCTTAGGGTTGTTTCCGCTAGGGGATGCTACGCCTCGTCTCCGTTGACTGCGAACACATAATCCCTGCTGTCATCCACCATGCACAGGGTACAATACTCATCCCAGTCAAGGCACACAAGCCTACCGTCCTCGGTTATGAGCCAGCCAGCCTTGTTCCTCCAACCCTCCATGAATGGACACCCAGCCATGAATACTCAGCCTCCTCATTTGCCTCATCACAGTTATTCATCCGCCACATCCCCTATTAATCTTTTCCTCAGATTCACCAACCACTCATTCAACCTATCAACAGTGTTCTCATCCACCTCGTCTTGAAGACTGGACTCAGAGTATGCGTCATCTATCCTGTCAAACAGTATGGTTATCGTCTCATCAACGCATCCTTTTTCAATTAACTTAGAGGCTTCATTGCTTAGAACACCGCTTGTCTTCGCCTCCCTCAACACATCAACCACCGGATACCCGAAGTAACTGTTTAGCTTAAAGAGGCTCGGCTCCACTCTACCCGTCTCCAACACATATATGCCAGCCATCAAACCTCTGACAACGTAGAGGTACTTCTTCACGCTACGATTCCTCCCGCTCTCAATAAACTTATGGTAGTTGTGATACGCCATCCCACGATACGACTCATATAACCCGTTCCTCGGCAACGAGTTAGCCATAATTGACCTCATCTCCAAGTAGTCACTCGTAGCGTAGATTGGCTCCGAGAAGATGTGTTCAAGAACATTACAGTTCCCCTTAACCGCCAGGCTGAGCTCCTTCGCTACCTCAAACACCACGATGTCAGGCTTCAGAGATATAACATCGTTTTTCCTGAAGAGGCCTAGCAGGTTTTCCGTCCCAGTTATAAATGCGCCGCGGTAATCTATGTCTGAGTCTTTTGACGGGACGCCGTATAGGTGTGAGCCTGAGATGGTTAAGTAGATTACTTCTCCTCTGTGTTCTTCTCTAATTTTTTCCTTAACTCTTTCAACTGTCTTCACTCGCTCCTGCAGTGGGATACGCTCATACATTGTTTCAACCGTCCACGCCTTGTTGTTGGTGTGACTCATCATTCTCTATCTTAAATGCCATCAAAACGTTTTCGGCACTTGCCCACATCATAAGTGAACCAACCACATCGTAGAGGTGTTCAAATATATATTCAAATAAGTCAAGTAAATACTGGTAATCATCTGGTTCATTAAACTCCCTTTGCCCACTGGAAGCCAGTTTCTCATTCAACCCGTTTATAAACTCCATAATTGTTTCCCTAGACTCTTCTTTCTTTTCATTCATAATTTCAATCAGTCTGCTTTTCTTCATATTCACTACTCCCCGCTGTTCAGCCACTCAGGTGGCTTAAAACCAGTGGCATCGTAGAACCTCCTCCTGAAGCCAAGCGTCATGGGAACCTGCGGTAGCTCCTCCTCAACCAGCCTCCTAACGGCTTCGAGGCGACGCACAGCGTCCAAGCTGGGATCCACATATCCGCTCTCAGCGAGGACTTCAAGTATCCTCTGTGTAAGTTTCTCAGGGTGCTCCAAGTAGTGTTCGTCAATTGAACCCGTTGAGTCTATTGAGGTGAACCACTCTGCGTCTGTAACCGTGTCGTTAATCATGTTGACGAGTCTGCTCCACTCCGAGTCTAGGGGAGGTGTGTCCGTCTCTTCGACGTGGCTCTGCTTCTCCTTCTCCACTGTACTCTGTTGCTTAAATATGGCGGGGTCTACGTCCTCTAGCAGTGTTTCAGCCAATGCTTTAACGTTGCTGTCGTCGGCGACTCTGCGGTAGGCTTCATCAGCTAGGATGCTTACTAACGCTAGTTGTTCAAGCAAGTCAAGTGACTCACTCCACTTCTCATCTCCGAATGACGATGTATAATTACCTATATTCCCCCTGAGCCAATACGTCTCATCGCTTAGTTTCCGTAGTAGATTACCCATAGTCATTTCTCCGAGTTTTTCATTCATCTTTGATTCATAGTGTTTCATGACTAGTTGCTTCAAGTCGTCGAAGCACTCTACCTTAACGCCTAACTCACTCATCTTTTGACATACCCCCGAAGAAACCGTAGAACGTTACGCACACCCTACGAAGCAGAAACAATGCCTCCAAGTCACAGCCAGTGCGGAACACGTATGCCTCCCCGCATTGAGTCAACGGGTAGCCGTCATCACACTTATCTACGCTATCCACTAAAACCATCACAGTGTCAACACCGACTAACCCGTAGTCATCCACAGTTGACACTGTAATATGGCTTGCTCTCTTACCGTATCTTCTCAGCATGGCTTCTATGAAGTTTTCTACATAGTCTTCGCTACTCATTTTACTCCTCACGCTTCCAAGGTGCCCAACCCTTCCGCTGTATCCATATCGCAGCCTTACCCTCAGCCTTAGCCTTCTCCACGGCTTCGCCGAGTTCATGGGCGTCCACAATGTATATGATGTTCTCCATTCCGCACACCCTGCAATACTTATATAGGAGAGCTGTGGCTTGGTGTTTCTCGTCGCAGTGGAACCCGTAGAATGTGTCTGGGTGGCTACAGTTTTTCTGGAGCTCGGCGAGTTTTTCAGCGTATTCCTCCCGTATTTCAATGAGATTACTCATCGCCTTTCTCCTCTACACTATTAAGTAGACGGTATATCAAGTCCAGTGCAACGAACATCGCCCTAGGGTTCTTATAATAATCCTCGCCTTCACTTGGATCCGTGCACATAGCAGACCATGTTTCCACCATGTTGAAGAAACTCTGAGGGATAACTACTACCCCGTCCACATGTGTTCCCTCATCAGTGAAGTACAAGTTCCTATCAAGCGCCTCCTTGAACTCTCTGAACCTCGCTTCATCCACCAGATTAATGATGCCCCTAGCATCCCCTATGATCTCGTCAACCTTCTCACAGTCTTCCGCGTTAAGCTCATATATAGGTTTCTCATCTAGAACATAGCACAGCGTATTCACACTAATCTGGGCTACAAGTCTATCCAAGCCCCTGTGACTGGAGGCATACTTCTCCAACATATCTTTCATAAAGATGATGTCTGACTCACTCTTCACCCAGTCTCACCCCCCAGGCATGTCTGGAATATAGCCATCAATAGGCTTCAACGGAGCTGAGTTAAGGCACGTCCATCCATCATATTCACTAACCCACAGTACCCGTTTATTTGTCCATATTCTGACAGCGTAGCACCTAGGGGAATTATAGCGACCGTAGAATCGCCACCGACCGTCCTTGAGGTATGGTTCAGCCTGCTCCATTGTCAATATCTTACCGAATTTATCATGAGGCACTGGATGAGGCTCAGGTTCCCTATCTCCCCCCCAGCCAAAATCCCCGAATATTATTGCCTCGACATGTTCATCCTCTTGGAGATATTCCATTAACTCCTTATACGCGGTTTTCATCACGCCTCAGCCTCCTCTTGCCCACTAGTTACCTTGCGTTCCCTCATGGCTCCACAATACCAACATGTAGTGACACCGTTTAGCATCAGCTCCCGCATGAGCATATTCTTCAAGGTTTTCAGGTCAGGTGTTGGATGGTTTTGCCTCATATCCGTCACGTCTTAGCCTCCTCTCTACGCTTAACCAGTATCATCTCTTTACTCGTATGGTGAATAATCTCCCAGCCATCAGGGACACCCTGCTCCTCAGCGGTTATCGGCACCTTCCTAAACTTCTCCACGTTATCATACTTCCCATCCTCCCTGAGGCTCATCAGGTACTCGACGTCAGTCTCAATCCTACCCGTAGTACTACTATGATAGGTGTACACTATTGGGCACCGTAGACTATACCCCTCCTCTACGAGTTTGTTAGCCTCCACAAGGTTACTGACCTTAACGTACTTCGGCTTCTCTAACCCACTACTCATAACATGTTTCCTCCACCTAACACTGCACCTAACACATATTTAAGACTTATGGCTACCTAGCTTCAACACTTCGATCGGGGTGTCAACGTAGTATCTATATATATTGCTCGGTGGTCTGTATCGATGCTCCCTAGCCTCCGTTGAAACATATCTTGCGACTATAGGCATGGCTTTAGCTTTGTCATGCCAGTTCTCTTCTCCAACCACATCGAATGCGTGTTGCATCGCACGGATTATCTTCTCCTCCGGCATCTCTGGGAGAAGGACTTGTACGCTATCCTTCCTCAATTTTTTCCGCTTCGGTAGATCAACCTTCTCCTTGAAGAATACTTGCTCCTTCACGTAGTACGTCTTACCGACTACTCCCTCACGCCTATGACGCTTACACCATTTCAGCGCCTCATCTATGTGGCTCTGCAGATCATCTAGGCTGGATGGGATGAACTCATCTACGAGCCTCACCACAGGTATCTTAAAATGGTACGCTGTCTGGTATACATAGCTGTATGGCATGAATCTATTGTCCTCCACGTCGTACATGTCGAACAGTATCCAGTGTATGTGTTTTCGCCGAGGCTCTAGCCTGGTTGGTGAAACCTTTTTTAGTAACTCTCCGTAGAATATGATTCTCCCATAATCCTTGTCGTTAAGCAACTCAACAACCTTATTATACTCCGGCGTCGACTTCATCCTATTCTGTATATCATTAGAAGCCACTTCTTGGTTTCTACTTGAGATCATAACCTCGCCGTCACAGTTGAGCCACAGTGAGACATTTTCACCATCACGTTTCTCTGTGAGTGTAATGTGTTCCCCTAGGAGTTCACGACCCTCAAAACGCAGTCTCTTATAGGGCTCTAGGTCAGGGTATTTTACCCATATCAGTTTAATTACACCTCGTCAACTAGGAAAGGCTCAACCATTCTTGGGTCATTCATATAGATATACCCATCGCGGCGGAGAACAGCGTGGTGACTATGCAGAGACACATCGTTACCGCTTAACGCTACCACAGTTGAGTTATCATGCGCCTCAGCCTTCGCCTTACCTTGCAGATACACTGTCGCGTACTCGAATGCGTTAACCTTTGCGTAGCCATCCGCAAACACAGTGGAGGTTAGATGCGCCTTAACAGTCACATTACCGTTTGCCTCAACCACAGACTTGCCGACAGCCCATATCTCTGATTCATCGCTTGCACGTACAAAGCTATAATGGTTTGCAAACACCTTAGACTTGTTACGGGCGACGGCTACAGCGTTACCGTGGAGCTTGACGACGGAACGATCATATGCGTAGACTTTTGATCTATCATATGCCAACACAGTTGACTTCCACCTGCTCTCAACAATAGCGGTGCCATATACTTTAGCGAAGCCGTCCCCGAACACCGCTACGTATTTATCGGAGAAGGATTTATTTTCCCCGCTTAGCACCAGGTTTTCCTTCACGCTTTCCCTCCACGCACCCCACGCAGCCTCATTATAGTCGTCTTGGGCATCCAGATACCACTTTGGCGGCGAGCGTGCAACGGGTTTAACCACCCAGTCACTTTGATCCCTAGTTATGTCGCCGTAGTGCTTGGGCTCAACTCGGAGACATATATATGTTCTACCAGCGTATCCATCGTAGTCGTCGATAACCGACATATATGCGTCCATTATCTTGTCGCAGTGCATACTGTTTTTCAGCCATAAAGCCTCCCCGTCACGCGTAACCACGCATCTAAAATAACCGTAAGGTAAACTCATCACATATCAACATAGAGAACGTTTGGAAAGTATTTAAGCTTTGTGATCACTCTGCTTCACCCTACCCTATTTTTTTCTCTATCTCGTCGATTTTCTCATATAGGTTAGATGAAACCCTATTAAACCGCGTCACCAGACTCGCATAGTTTTTCTCCATTACGTTAATCCTCTCATCCAGCATCAGCATACAACTCTCTAACTTAGCCGTCTCCGTGTGTGTGATCTTCCAATCATCGTCTCCGCAACTGTTACGTCCAGCATACACGCCAATCACGAACATCGACGCCATCAGCGTCAACACAACTAAAAATGTTTCATTCATCTTTCATCAACATGGAGGGTGTGCGAAGAGTATTTAAGTTTTGTGATTACACGGCTCTGTGGGTTCAACCCACGTGTAGTCACAGTCACGGCAAGTATAGACATTACCACGCATCACGACTCTGGTGGATCCGCATTTACCGCAACGCACCGCACCCCTATGGTTTTTAACGTAGTCAAGCACATCCCCGTCACGCCACATCTCCACAGGAAGACTCATCCACTCAGGGTAGCCATCGGTTCCCACCATCTACTCGTCCTCCAGCATAGGCGTAGCCTCATAGTGAATATTAATAAGCAGGTCTTCACGCTTCATCCAGTTACCCTCAATCAACAGACACCGGTCAGGAGACGTACGGCACTCATACAGCGTATTACCCTTACGGTTATTACAGCTCCACATAGGCTTCCCGCATATAGGGCATCGAGGCCTCCTGCCGTCACGTGTCCGCTTAACAGGCAGTACACGTGGGTCACTTACTGGGATGGAGAGCACCGCTATACGCCTCCTAGGTGACTGGTTTACGGTAGAAGAACGCGCCGTCTCTGCTCAGCGTGTATATGTATTCGCCGTCACAGTACTCCTTGTTGCCCTGCAGGTACTCGTATAGTGCCTTACACTCCTTCTTCGGTCTGTCAGTTGACGCACGCTTATTCCTGTCGTAGGCTTTGACGAACGCCCACGCTTTCTCGCCTGGACGTGCCTCAACTATTTTGCCGTCTACCTTCACGCTCCACCGTATCTCATCTACGCCGAGGTCGTTAGGCTGCCCCAGCTTCACTTGTGCTTCACCTGCGTCCTCTTTAACGTATCCGAACACCCATCTGCTGGCTTTGCCGCTGCTCTTCCACCCGTAGCCGTGGCTCATCATTATCTCATTGTACTCGTTCCACTGGTCGCCTAGCCACGTCTTCGGTTTTACGCTCTGCCCGTCCTCCATGTAGTCGAATAGCTTGTCGAAGCCGTCTATTGCTAGCCGTAGCTCGTCGACTGTGGGCGGGTAGTCGTACAACGGGTCAACTGGCTTACCCTGCGTTGGCTGGGGGGTGGGTTGACTGGCTGTAAGTGTGTCTGTTACGCCTTGCTCGAAGCTGAGCAGGTTCTCCAGTTTACTGCACTTCGCCTCTAGCTCCCCGACCCGTATGCTGAGGTCTTCTAGGAGGCTTACCACGTTGTTGAAACTTGTATCATCTAGGTTGTCACTCATAGGTATATATAGCTGTTTTGATGTTTATTAACTTTATTACGGTGTGTGAAAGGGCAATGTTTAAATAGTTAATATACCTCTACTCAAGTGAACATGGTGAATAGTGTTGGGTAAAAATGTGAAAATGGTTGAGTGGAACGAGTGCAACGTCGTAAAGGAATTCGATAAAAAGATAGATGCCGTAGAATTCATATATGATGTGGATCTCACAGACGGGTATATGGAGACGTATAACGCTGGTAACTTGGCGGAGTGGAGGGAGAACATGGTTAAGTGGTTGAGCGGGTTAATCTGGGGGCTATCACGTATGCTTACGGAAGTCGTCAACTTGGATGCAAGCGAAGACACATATATAGAGGAGGATAGCTGATGGGGGTAGACGTTAGACTCGTCAAGGATGTGGACAGCTTCAAGGCTGGGAGCTACAGTGGGTTCCACATATTCAGAAAGGGAATAGCTAAAGCCGTCGGGATAAACTTAGATGAGATGGAGGGGTATGATGGTGAGATTCCTTGGACTGGTTATGAGCCGTTCTATGAACTCCTAGACCATAGTGACTGTGAGGGAGCACTATATGAGGTGGAGGATCTTCTCAGAGACTTCAAGAAATATAGGGGTAAGGTGTTCAACGTCTTCGGTGACAACCAGCATATGAAGGATAAATATGATAAATGGATTGAGCTCCTAGAGCGCGCCGTCAAGGAAGACGGATACCTAGAGCTTTTTTAAAGAAATTAACTATTATCCACAACGTCCCAGTAATCGTAGAATTGCTCAGTAACCCTAATCCACTCAGGGTGCCTGAATGCGATAACTCTTTTCCTCAGCACTAAGTTATAAGCTGACTCAAGGCTAATATCCATGTGCTTGGCTAAAATCATCGCAGCTATGAATGGGCTACGATCTATCCCGCCATAGCAGTGAAGGGCAACCCTGTACCCAGCGCCAAGAAGCATCGCCACTCCATCCGCGAACCTATCCGCCTTCTCTACCCGTAACCCCATATCCTCTGTGAATAGGTGGCGTACATCCAGCACGTAGTCTACGTTCTCCCCCCTAGCCAGCTGAGGGTTATCTGATAGAGCTATGTCCCCCACCGCCAACCTGTCCGTAACCCAGCTGAGTTCACTATATTTACCGCGTCTCCCAGTCAACACACTCACCGCATACGCATATATCTTGACAGGTGCCAATCGTATATGGTTTAACACAAGCATAGATAATGTAGCCAAGTATTTAAGGCTTCCCCCAGCGATGCTTCAGCAGCTTCTCAGCCTCCAACGCAGTCCTAGAGCCGACACCACGTATACTAGACCAGTTACGCACATCACGCAACGCAGACTCCAGACACCCATAGTGCTCAAGAATAGCCTTAGACGTCTTCGGGCCTACACCCGGGAACCCCTGAAGTAGATACATTTGCTTCTGCTCCATCGTCATCGTGTGTGGGGCGGATACCCGTAGGCTGTAGAGCTTCTTAGGGCGCTTCTGCCTGCTTGACAGGTAGGTTAGCCACTCCACGGTCTCAGCTTTGTTCTTGACGAAGTGGATTCTGACGCCTAATTCACGTAGACCCTCTAGGCACCCCCATATTCTATGCTTGTCAAACCCCTTACGCCTATATGTTGACAGCTTTCTATTGTAGATGTTACCCTCTATCAATATGTATGAGCGTAGCCCTGTTTCCCGCATTCGCCTAACCTGATCCCATATACGCCCCTCACGCCACACCCCTGTAGCCTTATCCTTGACGCCCTCTATGCTTCCGAGGAAGTCGCTCGCCGTCTTACGCTCAACCAGGATAGCGTCTTTATCCGTGTGCCCGTTAACTATGAAGTCGCCTACAGGTAGCTTCTCGACGATAACTGAGGCTCCGCTCCGAGCCAGTGCTTCGACGAATACTTGTTTATATTTTTCACGGGTGTCAACAACTATGTCTACTTCAGGGGTATCCATGTCTACTGTATGGGTGCCAGTGTTTAAAAACATTATCCTTGTGACTGCTTATCTGCCGTTTCCAACATCTGCTCCCAGTGCTTTAACTCGTCCTCGGCGAAAACCATTTCATCCTTTAACCCGCTGGGAACCCAGTTAACCACCACGTTACGTAGCTCACCGTCCACAACCGTAGTGTACCCTGACTCCCTTACACCCCACTCCTCCGCCCTCCCGTCAAGGTACATCAGATACTTCTTAACCATGTCCACGGCTTCACAGAGTACTTCCTTCTCAACCATCACATTAATGACGTAATGGATAAACCTTATAAACGTTACTGATGAGGCATCATAAGTTTTTTAAATGGGTGACAGCGTATCTGTAAGCAGAAGCAATATGACTGTCACCAACAGTATTTCTGACGGAGAATATGCGAAGCCTCAGCCTAGCTCCCTCAACCTATATACTGGCGAAAATCCTAAACCCCTGTATTATATTAAATATATTAAATATATTACATCATATAATAATAATGAAACAGATAAAGGGGAGGAGAAGGATCTCATGGTTGGGGTTGAGGAGAAGACTATCACAACGTTCAGAGTGTCAAAGAACATAGTGCGTCTCTTCAGGGAGCACTGTAGGGCGCTCAGCAGGGGGGTTGGCGTGTGCCTCGAGGAGGCTATGCTCGACTATATGCTTGGGAACCCTGTGGCGAATAGAACCTACCTGATTCAGCGTAAGATACGTGAGGCAGCGCCTGATAGGCGTCGGGAGATCAAGGTTAAGGTTCTGAGCAGGGAGATACGTCGCCACATCAGGATACTGGATAGTATGAGGAGGGCTGGCATAGAGGAGAGGCGTGACGAGTATGAGGGTCAGCTGCTTAACCTACTGCTGCGTGCAAGCGATGTTCCTGATACGAGTGACGAGTTCACGGAGCTACTTGAGGAGGCTTACAGCTACCTTGAGTGACGTCTACACTGAGGACACTTTCATAGAGTTTCTGCATGACGGCGGGATACGTGAGGTAAGTCTGCACAGTGACTCATCTGAGCTTGTGGTTGACTTCACAGAGTTCTACGCTGAGCACCCTGACGACGCCATCCACCTGCTGGAGAACGCTGAGCAGATGCTACAAATATACAGTGACGCAGTTGGTAAAACCGTTAGAGTCAGAAACCTTGTGGAGACCACCAATATACGTGGAGTAGACTCAACGCTATACGGGAAACTCATACAGCTGGAGGCAATGGTGGTGAGCACAGCCATACCTGAATCCGCCCTCATAGAGGGGGAGTGGATATGCGGAGTCTGCGGGGCAAGTGAACGCGTGAAGCAGGACGACTTCAACATCGTGAAACCCATAAAGTGCCCGCTCTGCGGAAACCGTAGAAACTGGAAACTCGACGAGAATAAGAGTCTATTCCAGAACGTGCAGAGAATCACAATACAGGAGAGACCAGACGAGCTCCCCCCAGGCGAGATACCTGAGCCACTGACAGGGCTGCTCCGTGGAAGCCTCATACGATCCGTCACCCCCGGAGACCTAGTTAGGATGACTGTCATCGTGAAGCCGATTCAGCCTAATAGCCGCAGCGTCCACTTCGAGAACTACGTTGAGGTCAACTACATTGAGGTATTGAACAAGGACTTCATCAACCAGGAGTTCACCCCTGAGAAGGCTGAGTGGTTCCATGAGCTGGCTCGCAGAGAAGACCTAGACGACGTGTTGATTGAGAGCTTCGCCCCAAGCATATATGGGTGGCGCCACATCAAGGAGGCAATACTGCTAAGCCTATTCGGCGGAGTACGTAAGGAGAAGGGAGGACTATATAGGCGAGGCGACATCCACATACTACTCATAGGGAACCCGGGTACAGCGAAGGCATTGGATATAGAAACCCCAATCTTAACAACCAATGGATGGAAGAAAATGAGAGATGTGGTTATCGGGGATGTTGTTTTCGATGAAAATGGGAATCCTTGTAATGTTATAGCCACATCTCCAATTATGTATAACCACGATGTCTATGATGTTGTGTTTGATGATAGAACAGTTATAACTGCTGACGCAGGTCATTTATGGCTTACATCAACAAGGGCCTCCCGCCGTTCACAGCAGGTGTATGAAAAAAAATTGAGATGTGGAAGGCTTAAAAACAATGGGAGGCGAAAATATAAACCTATTCCCCCATCAATCAAAACAACTCTTGAGATAAAGAACACCCTAAAAATAAAAGAGAAAAACGGTGAACGAACCAATCACTCCATTCCAATGGCAAAGCCAGTTAAGTTTCCAGAAAGAAATCTGCCAATACCACCTTACACTCTTGGAATATGGCTTGGTGATGGAAATTCAAATGATGGGGCCATAACATGCGCTGAAGAAGAAATATTAGAGGAAATTAAAAAGGATGGATTTAAAATAAGAAAAAGGAAAAGCAGAAAATATGAATATGGAATCTTAGGATTACGGAAATTGTTAAGAGAAAACAATCTTCTTGGAAACAAACACATACCCGAGGAGTATTTATTCTCATCTATTGAACAAAGACTCTCTCTTTTACAGGGACTTATGGATTCCGATGGAACCCAAGAACCTTCTTCATCAGTATTTATTACGACCAACAAGGAACTTATGCAAGCGGTGCGTAGTCTTTTATGGAGTCTGGGAATTAAAAACACAGTTAGTAAGGCAACGGGTTCATATGGCGGCAAGAAATGTAAGGACGTTTTTAAAATTTATTTCACGACAAATCTTCCAATATTTAGGCTTTCACGTAAAAACAAGAAAAAAAGAAAAACTCAGAGAAAAACCACCAGACAAAGATATATTGTTGAGGTTAGAAAAAGAGAAACAGTCCCAGTTAAATGTATAGCTGTTGATAGTCCTAGCCATTTATTCCTTTGTGGAAAAGAACTTGTGCCAACTCACAACACACAGTTCCTACTCTTCGCATCTAAGGCAAGTGTACGTGGAGTCTACAGCAGTGGAGGAGGTGTAAGTGGCGTCGGCCTTACGGCTGCCTTGACTAAGGATAGTGATGGCAGATTCGTGCTGGCCGCTGGGACAATGGCACTCGCCGATATGGGAACGGCGTGTATCGCTGAGGATCAATTCGTGGTTACGAGGAGTGGTTTGAAGCGAATACAGGAGGTTGAAGTTGGTGATTGGGTTCTAGGGATGGGTGGGGTATTCGAGGAGGTTGTTAATAAATTCTATAATGGTGAGAAGGACACTGTTGTGGTCAAGCTGTATAGTGGGGATGAGGTGGTGTGTACAGGTGATCATCTGGTTCTGACTCAGAGGGGTTGGGTTGAGGCAGGGCGTCTGACGGATGGGGATTATGTTAAGATTCCAACCATAGAGACTGGTGTGGTTGATGAGGAGGATTTTGAAGTTGGGTTTATCCACGGCTTCGGGGTCTCAGACATTTACTTGAACGAGAAGTCGATTAAAAACGGTTTATGTTTCTCCGCGTCGAAGAAGAACAGTGATAGGACGCAGTATGTTTTAAGCCTGATAGAGAAGCACTACGGGAAGAAGCCAAGCATTTATGAGAGAGACAACCAAACAACATATATTAAAGGAAAACAAGCGACGTTCTCACCTACAATATCAGCGTCGTTCTCCTCTAAGAAGCTGAAAAGAGAACTGTTCAACCTGATTCACCGCCAACGCCTAGCGAAGCACACCTACGGATACAAAATCGGGTTCCTCGCAGGCATACTTTCAACCGACGCCTGTGTTTCCCACAAGAAGGGATCCCACGGCGTGAAACGTGAGATAACGATAACTCTGGGTAGAACCAAATACGGTGACACTATACTAAACCTAGTCAAGCTGGTTAACAGCCTCTTCCACCAACTCGGAATACTGTCAGTTATAAGGGGGAGAACCATAAGGATAACATCCCTGAGAAGCTATAACCGAGTAGTAGAGCTGTTCAAAGACAGGGTGGTCGGGAAAAACAAGGCGAAACTATACCACGTGGAACCCAAAACCAAGATAACCAGTTATGACAGCGTGCTGGATGACGACTACTTCAAATGGTTTGAAGACACCAAGTTCAACTGGAGCTACGCAGTGAAAACAGGGTTATCCAGTAGAATATACCTCGCACTTAAGAAGAGGCGGGTAACCGTCGAACTCATGGAAACACTCAGACCGCACTGGGTTAGGCTAGCCGGCAAACCGTTTAAACCACCAGTCAAACCATATCTGTTGAACCCCGTGAAGTCCGTCGAGAAAAAGGGAAAGCGAAGAGTCTACGACCTAACAATCAAACACACCCACAGCTTCGTACTCTGTGGTGCAACCGTCCACAACTGTCTCGATGAACTGGACAAGATGAATAAGGAGGATCGTGAGAAGATTCACCCAGCGATGGAGCAGCAGATTATCCCGATTGATAAGGGTGGGCTTCACGCAACCTTGAATAGCAGGTGTGGGGTGATTGCCGCGTGTAACCCGAGTGACGGCGTGTATAACGTGTATAAGACGATCCCTGAGAACGTTAAAGGCTTCCCACCTAGCCTACTCAGCAGATTCGATTTGATATTCATTATGCTTGACCCGATGGATGAGGAGCGTGACAGCGCGATGGTTGACAGGATACTCGGCTTAGGCGACACTATGCACCCCATGCTTAGCGTCGAGGATCTTAAGCAATACGTAGCGTACAGTAAGACGGTTACGCCGCGTGTCAGCAGGGATGCCCTTATGAGGCTGAAGACATACTTCATATCTAAGCGGAGGGAGTGCGCGCTTGACGGTAACGGGCTTCAGATAACTCCTAGGCAGATAGAGGCTCTTGAACGCCTAACAGAGGCGTCAGCCAGAATGCATCTACGGGAAGAGGCGTCGATGGATGACGCTGAGAGGGCTATAAGGCTATTCGAGCTATACATCAACGAGACGTGGAAGGATCCATACACAGGTAAGGTTGACGTTGCACCATTCGAGGGCATGGCGCCTAAGAGCCTGGAGGAGCAGGCAAGGTATCTCCCACGGATCATCGAGTCAATGGTTGAGTCGGGGGACTACCATATGACTGTTAACGGCAACCCGATGATCGGCGTACGTGAGCTGAAGGAGAAGCTACTGAGCCTCGGCAACGTTGACTCAACTAGGGCGCGTAAGATCATTGACTACGCGTTGGAGCGTGACATCATATGGGAGCCTAAATACGGCTACGTTGCTTGTCCCACAACCCTCATGAGTTGGAGTGATGGCAAATCGTAAAGCTTAAATACCCTGTAGTACTCACTCTACATGTGAATATGTTTGAGTGAAAGTAATCATGTTTCAGGTGAGCAACTATCTGCTATACGTGACGCTCTACGCGGGGTAAAGGAGTCCACAGACGCTATACGCGTCGGGCTAGATAACGTCACAAGTAGAATTACGTTAATTGAGCAGAGGCTAACCATGCTTGAATCCAGCGTAGATGGGGGCGGTGACGACTCCGTCCACCCCCCAACCCTTGATAAACTAGAGGAGTCGCTTGGCGCAAACATCAACCTACTTAAATATGAGGAACAGGGGGAAGTGGTTAAGCCGTTAAGGTTCCTCGGCGACTGCTGGAGTGAAATAGATCAGAAGCTAACGGCGTGGGGATACAGGTGGGTGAGGAGGGATAAGTGCTGGAGGTTTCAAGCCGACGATAAGCAGGGGACTCAGGCTACGGAGGGAGCGCCACACGGTGCCCCTAACAAGGTATATGAAGTAGGAAGCTTCACTGATATAGCTGGGGAAGTCATCGATAAGCCGTCGGCGAGAGACGTGGAGCTACGTGACGGCAACATAGTGACAGTGTGTAGCTTCAAGATGCGGACACGTGGAGGCAACGTGGTTCGAGTCAGCACATGGGATAAGTTAGCGTACGACGTGCTGGATAGAGTCACGCAGGGTTCACATATATCGCTTAGCAACATGATGGTTAAGACTCCGTTCGATAATATGACGCAGCTCTCATCGACGCGACGCACAAAGCTCACAGTGCTGGAGGCTACGCAGTGACCTGTGAAGACTTATCTAATACGCTAAAAATGAGTGAAGCACCAAAGCTACGTGTATCCGTCAGTCATAATAGATATTTTATGAATAAACCAAACGAATACCAAACGTTGGTTGATGTCTTCTTAACGCATAATGGGAAGATGTATGATTATCACTGGTACTTAAAACCCGAAGATTACGAGCATTGGAAAAATAGGTTTGCAGAGAATAAACTTGAAGCACTTGAAGAGGCTATGAAGGAATATGAGGATACGCATATAATCTTTAGGGATCATAGAGAACGGTTAAATCATCTCAGAGAAACTGTGTTTAAGTATTGGCGTGAACTGGCAAAACAAGCGTACGAGGAGAGGATAGAAGTCTTGGAGAGAAAATACAATAGAATAAAGAAAGAGTTAGACAAGGAGAGGCGTACATTAGAGCTTCACATAGAATACTGGGACGATCCTCCTTGTGAAGACATACCTTTCTACAAGTATGCTGTGGAGCATGGCTTCGCTGATAGCTGGGGTGATGAATATGTTGAAGGAGATGTGAAGGGTGAACAGTGAGAAAGCTGAGGAAATACGTCTACTAGCTGAAAGCCTAGACGTGGAGAACCCAACCAGCTACATACTCATAGCAAGCGACGGAAAACAGTTTCAAGGCGGAGGAGTGGTTAAGGGACTCGGAGCCGTGGATAAAGTTGACCTCGTAGAATACCTGATATGCCAGCTAGGTGTATCCAAGGAGGACGTAGATGAGTGGCGTAGGCTTAACGGTGAGAATATGGCTATGGAGAATATTCTCAGTGGGATAGGCGTGGATGTTTCCAAGCTACTGGAGGAAAGCTACGTAGAGTGAGATGCAGATGACGAGTCTCGACGAGTGGATAATGCAGATACTGCAGGTGGACACCAGTGCGGAGGCTATGAAGAACTCTGAGGTATTCACAGAGCTGAGGAGCATGTACGCGTATGAGAATATGGCTAAACTGGTTAGAAGCGTAAGCTATATAAGTGGTTTAGCTAAGATCAGAGAGGAGATGCTTGGTGAGCTAGATGAAGCTAGATGAATGGTTATTATCGGTTCTTGAGGTTGATGACTCCACCGAGGAATTGTTAAGCTCCAAGATACTTGAGGAAACCTACAAACTCCGTAACCCACGCATATCAAACGAGTTACTGGGAGGATTCACCACGCTACGATACCTAATGGAGCATCTGCCAAAGAGAGTTATGAAGGAGATCTCACAGTGATATTCAGCGGTGAACACATAGATAAGATAGCTAGAGGCGAGAAAACCATGACTAGGCGTGAGAGCAGCAGATACATGGTTGGAAGAACATACGCGGTTCAGCCTGGAAGAGGCAAAGCAGGTTTATTCAGAATACGGGTAACGCATAAGTGGCTTGAGAAGCGTGGGCAACCTATTCACCCTGTGGACGCCTATGATGAGGGAGGCTACACCCCCGAACAATTCGAGGAGCTGTACGAGTCACTGCACCCAGGCTGGGGTGAGAGGTGGGCATACGAGTTCGTGGTGGAGGTATAACTAATGTATTGCCTACTTTTCAATAAATATGTGGATGACGCGGAGTGTGACCGATGTGATCAACGGGCAGGCTATGAGAAGGATGCTTGGCGCTGGACATGCGTACCGGAGATAAGGATACAGCATCACCCAATACGTAGTAAGGCGTTATGGTGGCTGCGAGTTAGGGAGATTGATGATCTAAGGTTTAGGCTGTATGTTGCTGCCTACTGGTTGATCAAGAAGATTAACCCTGATACTAAGATTAGCCTGTGGGCGGATAAGGAGGGTTGGCATCTTTCACGTTTCCCCACGAGGGAGATTGTGGAGTGGTTCACGCTACGTGGTGACGGAGGAAGGTGATGAAGGGTGATGAATAGGAAATGTGGAACATTCTTTAACCCGCATTGGAGGTGTAGTGGATGAGGAAGGATGTTGAGATACTGGGAGATAAGGTGTTTAAACTATACGATGTAATATGGAATATGGATCGCCTAAGAGCGTACACCATCAGAGACACGGTGGGAATGTATGACTACGACGACATCATATGCGCCCTACACCCAGACGTTGACTGGTTAGCCGTATATGACGATGGCTACCAAGGGGACTTCTTCTACTGTGGCACAGACGGCGAGAAATGGTACTTCATAGAAGGCTACTTCGGAAGCTGCTCCGCATGCGACTGGCTTCAAGGCGTCGTAGAGAGTGAATCTATAGATGAGTGGTATGAACTTCTCACACACTTCAAGAAGACCATAATAGTTAAGAACACCAAGGAGGAGATAATCGAATACATGAAGCAGACTAAGGAGAATGCCGTATCCACCGCAGATCTACTGGAAAAACTCATAGAAAAAGTCAAGGCATATACGGGTAGCAATGGGGAAGACGGTGTCAAGGAGGAGAAACCATCGAAGCCACTAGGTGTCATCAACCTACGTGGCGAGGCAGACATACCGCGTAGCGAAGCTAGAGAAATGATACTAGACTACATCGTGAAGCACCCTGGTTGCTGGACAAGCGACATTATAATTGACCTAGAGTTAGACACAGATTTCGTGGTCAGTATATTGCAGGAGTTGAAGTCAGAGGGTGAGATAGAGGTTAAACGTGGTGGGGGGTCGAAGAAGACTGCTAAGTAAACGGTGGAGGTATAATAGACATGTTAACTGAGGTAGTTGAAAACCTGTACCTTGGCTCAGATGTAGACGTAGACGGCTTCAGTGACTACTATGGCGTTGAGTCACCTATAATTCACTACGACTTAACCCAGTGGAGAATAGACTACGGCTTAACGGATAACGAGTTCTACAGGATATTAGCTATGGTTGAGCAAATCGAGAAAATACGTGACAGCGGACTCCCAGTTATAATCTACTGTCATGGAGGGGTGGATCGTAGCCCGTTCCTAGTGGCATGTTACCTCTACTATGTGCAGGGCATGAAGTATGATGAAGCCTACGAACTGGTTAAGGAGAAGCATCCTGAGACGTTTATTCACTATGATTGGATGCACTGGTTTGTAGCTATGGTTGACGCCATGTATGAGAGCTATGAATACAGTCGTAGATTAAACGCCGAGATAGACGAGAATATCCGTAGGGTGGTGGTTGGTGAACCATTGATTGGGGAGACTGCGGAGTATGTGGCTGAGATGGCGAAGCAAGTAGTAAAACATATAACGGAGAAACACGTAGATAAGAAGGAGGATAAGGTAGATGAGGGAAAGTGAAGACGACATTAACAAGGACACTGTGGTAGCATTCGCTAATGATATTGAAGGGGTTGATGGAGAATACAGGGCAACCTTAGACTCGTTTACTATTACAAAGGAATTGAAAGCTGAAATTCTCGCATCAATTGCGAATGCACTATGTATGGGGAATCAAAGTCCGTTTATTGTGTTGTTGCCTATATCAATGATCGAGGACGGGGGCAAGATTAAGAACTTTACATATCCCATAACTTTATTTGGCTCAAAAATACTTCTTGTCCCAGATATAAGAGAAATACTGGTGTATGAGTATGAAGACGGTGCGTGAAATACGGGAGCTACATGAAGAACTCTTTTCAAAAGCAGCAAACAGTGACCCCCAGACAATAGAAGGCGCTAGAACCCTAGGTAAATTCCTAGCCCTAGACTGGGTTTTATCACCGTCAGATGAAGACTACCATAGGGTAAATAGAGAACCAACAAGCTCCGAGCGGAGAGATATGGAGACACGGCTTAAGGAGGTCTCAGGAGAATGTGACGGTGATAAGTGGACTCTGCGGGAGTACTATGACCCGATTCACCCAGAGGTAATAGGCAAATTTATATGGGTTATTGGAGACGAGTCTGGGAACTATGAGAAGATAAGACGTAGGGTTATGCGTGAAACCGTTGGGAGCCTAGTGGACGGTATCGCAGAATTCATCTACCGTCAGCTAA